TACGTGCCGCCACGCCGGAAAAATTCTATATGCTCAATCCGGAACCGGTTTTGGTCGTCAATAAACCAATAACACCGGTAACAATCGCGCAACATATCCAAAACACGCTTCAACGTTATTGGGGCCCTTTGCGCCGGTTCGTCGTAACCCAACGAAATCATATTGGATTTCGGCGTTATGAATATGCGTTGACTAATACCCGACAACGGGTCCGTACCGTAAAGGAATTGGGAATAATCCGTTGTTTCCGCGTGGGTTATACCCGGCGCGAATTGCGCCAACAGGACCGAAATAACAGACGCAAGCGGGTACGCATCCCGCAACGTGTATTCCTTTCTAAATTTTGATTCCGAAATCCAATCAAACGTATCGAACGCAAACCAAATTGATATGCGGCCCCAAGCGTTACGGGAAACGGGGAACGATTCGTTAATACCCGCAAGCGCATTTTGATACATTACATAATATTTGCCCGGTTGATACAACCCCCATTGTGTCGGCGTCGTTGACAACTGCGACGAAAAAATAATTGTGTTCGGGTAATGATAACCGATTGCCCGGGTATAATTGCGATTGTTCGGCACCAAATCGTCGGCGGGCAACGGGTACGTATTCAACGAATCAACGGATTCAACGTCGCAAACGTAACGGGACCACACCGATAAATCGTGAAGATACACAACGACGTTTCCGGTCGCGCCCGAACCCGAATACGGTTCCAACGTCAATTGCAACGGGTATGTTTGTTGCGGTTGATTGGCAAACACTTTCCACCACATAATTTGCCCGTCCGAAACACGCACGATTTCGAAATATTCCGCGTTGCCGCCGGACAATTGCACGTATTGATGAACAAATTTATAATCGCCGTTGACGTATTCTTGCGTTCCAACGCCGGTTTCCCCCGGCGCACCAAAGTAAACGTCCGGGATTTCCGGGGACGCGTTTTGTTCCACATTGACAATTCGGGCCGTTTTGTTCTTTGCAAACAAATACGTATTTTCCAATTCGTTTTCATCTGTTACGGCTTCGCACGCCTGTTCCCACCACATACCCGAAAGGAAACAACCGATAACGGTTTGTCCCGGGACGTAAACTTGAATCATTGGCCGCTTATCCAAATTCACGGGGACGATTTGCGGGGCCAATTCAATTAAATTGTATTCCTTTTCCAACCCCGCCAAAACGTCAACGTACACGTCCGCAACGTCCGGCGTCAATGTAACGTTCTTGTCGCTTTCGTTGAACGTGCAATTAGTTTTCCAAAATTGCCCGTGCCAATATTCGGCCCACGTTGCCCCGGCGTCGTATGATATGTATATCTTGACGTCAAATTGCGTGTCAAATGCTTGCGATGCGATAAAATCGTAATCGTCGCGTTCGAACGTCAAGTTACCGGACAATTTCGCCCTGTAAAATTCTTGGTTCGTCTGCAACTCAAAATCTTTCGAAAGGTCGTCCCGGTAAACGGGGAATGCCTGTTGTTCGGCACCCCCGTTCGCGGCCAACGTAAACTTATATATTGGATTCATTACGACTTAATTTTGCGGGTTAAATTCTTGTATCGAATTATCGTATTTCCTTGCGCGTCAACGTACCGGGATTCGTCGCCCTGTTTGCGAATCGCGGCAACGTCCTGCTCTAGCCGGGAAGTGTCCGTTGCAGTGCCAGAACAGGGAGCTAAAGCTAAATTGCCTATGTTAGCATAGGCATCTGTATACCTCTGAGCAAAAGTACCATTGTTAAGAGACTTGATCACGTCTGGGATCAAGTTTCGGTACCTCCGAGAGTTTCTCTTATTGATGACGGCAAAGAATTCTCCTCCTTCAGCACGTCTTCTAGTCCCGTCCGGTTTTGTGCCCAGGTCTACGTCTCTTCCTGACTGATGAGATCCGCCCTTAAGGAGTTCTACAGTGCCTTCCCCGTAAGACTCCTTAGCAATCTGGGCTGCCCGGAATTTGGAGTAAGCGAAGGACCCCCACATCGTAGCGATTCCAGCAAGAGCCAAAGCTACTCCGACTACAGGAATGGCTGAAAGGGAAGACCAAATGTTGGCGGAAGCCGTAATCAAAGAGCTAGTCTGAGTAAGAGTGTCAATGTTGGCTTGCTGTTGCTGCGCCTTCTTTTTATTCTCTATAGCCTTTTGCTCAGACTGTTTCTGGAGATCGAGTTCTCTCCTAGCTGTTTCTACAGCATTCGCATATCCGTTTGCCCGAGCCTCAAGCTCATACTCGAGAACACGCTGAGCTGCATCTACTTCCCTCTTAGCTGCTTCTTCTGCAGCTTCTGCAGCCTCCAGCCGAGCTTGGGCGATCTCTCTGATACCGCTAAGGATTTGATCAGTAACAGTCTGAATAGCATCAGCTGCATCAGAACTAAACCCAAAGAGCTCCCAGATGTTGCTAACCTTAACACCCTTCCGGATCTCCCGGTCTATTGCATTAATCTGGTTTTCGAGAGTCTTGATATAAGTCTCCGTGAGAGCTCTTTGTTCTCCCGTCTGGAGTTGAAGGAGTTTCTTCTGAGCCTCAAGCTCCATCATAAGCCGTGCTTTCTGCTGCCTAAGCTGGAACTTAGCAATTTGGTCTTCAGAGTGTTCCTTCAGGTTGAACACGCTCTCCTCATACTCCTGGTCAGTCTCAAGTTTAGCCTTGTTGATCTCAATCTCGGAGTTGATCCTTTCCTCAGCAGCAAGTCTGTCATACTTGGCATTGATAGCTGCCTCGTCCTGACGAAGATCCGTGGCCAGCATCTTGTTGGCCGTGAGTTCCTGCTGGCGTTCGTTCTCTATAGCCTGAAGCCGGAGATTCATCGCCTCGGTAGTACCAGCGGAGACCATAGCAAGCTGGTTGTCTATGCCCTGAGACTCTTTCTCCAAAGAGTTCTGACGAAGCTGATTCTCAAGGTCAAATCGATCCCTCTGGTACTTAGCCCATCTTGCAGTAAGCTCCTCAACGAGTGCATTAACCTCTGTTTCTGTGAGATCCTTTTCCGTGTTGAGACGGTGCTGAAGATCTTCAACATCTCTCTCGTACTCCATCTTGAGAACCTGTCTCTGTTTCTCAGCTGTGTCTTGTCTCGCGCTAAGGCGCATATCCTCGAGCTCTCGAACGGCATTGCGATTAGCCTGGGCCTCTTCAGCGTTAATATCTTCGAGGTTCCTTACAAGCTGTCTCTGGAGGTTGACGATCTGGTTGTTGATAGCCTGACGAGCAGCAACGGTAAGGTTGCTCTCAGTCTGGAGCCGGACCTTAAGATCTACGATCTGGCGGGCAATGTTCGCCTTCTCCAGAGCTCTTTGCTTCACGAAGCGGTCATTGAGAAGAGCAATCTGCACATCCTCAGCATTCCGGAGTGCTCCTCTCTCAAGAGCTGCGACCTCCAGAGCCTCCTGACGATGCTGCTCCTTCAGAGCTTTAGCATCAGCCTCAAGTTGCTTCTGGTCATAGGTGAGTTCAGTAGCAATCTCTACCTTCTTGCCAAGGTTATTGATCTTGTCCTGGAGAATGTCGATGATCTTGCTCGCCTTGAACCTACGAGCAGGACCCTCTGCATCAAGCTGGATCTCAACTCGTTTATTTCCTCTCACGCTCTGAGCCTTGAGAAGCTCTTTTCTGAGACGCTCAAGCTCTGTGCGGTTATTCTGAAGATCTGCGATCTCCTGGGCGTAGAATTTACGAGAAACAGCATTGTTCCTCTCTTTCTGAGCCTGGATCTGATTCTCCAGCCGCTGAGTCTCAGAGTAACTCGCCTTTCTGGTCTTAGCAATGGCGAGCTCCTGCTCCAGAGCATTCTGGTTCTCTCTATAGATGCGGGTGTTTTCCTCGTCGTAAGCTTCCATGTACTCCAGAGCTGCAGCAGTCTGTTTGTTGAGGAGCTGCTGTTGCTTTATTGCCCGGGCTCCAGAACTCACCCAAGCGACGAGGCCTCCAACAACAAGTGCAATGGCCGTCGCTAAGAGGAGATAAGGATTGGCATTAGCTACAGCGTTGAGGGCAAGCTGAGCCACCTTGGCAGCAATAGTGGACTTAGTCTGGAGGTTCTGAGCTGCCGTAGCTGCCTTCGTCTGGATAGTTCGGGTGAGCAAGAGGATGTTACCCTGCTTGAAAATACCGTTGTAGATCTGGGACACGCCGTTGGCGATGGCCATCACAGAGTTGAGCTGGACCAGGGCCTCAGCCGCTCCGTCCGCGCTTCCGCCGAAGAGATTCATGGTTCCCGTGAGTGCGCTCAAGCCGCCCGAACCAGTCGTAAGGACCCCGATGACGTCGTTGAGATAGCCAGTCTGTTGTCCTAAGGCATTAGCCTCCAGTTTGACGATCTGATATTGTCTCTTAAGATCCTTGAGATCCTTGGCAAGCCGTTGGGAGTTGTCCGAGAGTTCATTCCATCTCTCGCTTCCTTTCTGTCCTTCCTTCTCGAGCTGAGCCATCTCAATACGCATCTGGGTCAGCGCCTGAATACCATTACGAATATCAGAGGCCAAGTTGGCCGCAGCCACACCGTAGTCACCAACACTGAGGACGTGCTTTCCGGTAACCTCCTGGAGCTCCTTCATCTTCCTCATAAGACTCGCAGCATGCTTCTCCATCTCCTGACCGGCTTGGGTAGTCTTTCTCTCTTCATCACTCATGGCATTGAGCTTGAGCTTAACGAGAGAGTACTCAGCAGACAGGGCATCATAAGACCCAGCAACACTGTTGGCTAACCGGACCTGGAGCTTAGTCATGTTGTTGTTCTTCCGGACCTGGGCAGACACCTCAGCAATCCGTTTAGCCTCCTCGGTAGTGGACTGCTGAAGCTCAACCTGCTTCTTGACCAGCTTGTCGGTCAAAGCCGTGGCGTTCTTGATAGCTTCCTGCCCGGCTGCAGAGGCTCCGGAAATGGAAGCCAAAGTCTGTTTGACACCTTCTGCCTCAGCCTTGATGTTCTTCATCAAAGTGTCATACGCCTTCCCCAGATCCTCTAACTGTTTCTGGAGGTCGATGATACTGTTATCCGGCTGAAAAAGGTCAGAGTATTTAATAGGAGCATTGGGATCCATATTCTTATATTTTAGTTCTAAACCTTGTTTCTAATGTTTCTATAATCAAAACCTTTTACCTCAAAAATAGGAGGGTTTTAGGCCCGGTTTTTAGGGGCTTTTTTCTTTTGTTCTTTCGCTTGTTCTCTCAAATAAAGAAGGGCGTTGTAATATTCTAAGACGGTAAACTTCTTGGGGTCAGCGTTGGTGCTCTGAGAGATAACCAAGCAGGCATTCTCAAACTGTTTGTCCTGCTGGACTTCCACGCTCTCAGAGCCCATGAAAGTCTGCGGATCAGAAAATAATACGAGCGAGTTAGTAACGCGCTCTAATTCCTCTTCTTCCTCCTTGGTAAATCCCTCCTGTGTGATCTTGTTCAACATGAGTACAGCACGCTTCTTAAGGAGCTCATAGTACTCCTTTACTGCTGCGCTGTCAAACAATTTAGGGAAATAGACCTGTAGTTCAAGGTCTAGTTTTTTTTTACTTTCCTCGACAGCCTTATCTATCTCACCCTTAGGAACGTCGGAAATACTCTTAAGAAGCTCCTGCAGAGCATTATCAGAAAGATCATCATTCACTTTGCCATCTACAGAATAGACCAGAGCCGCAAAGGCCAGATACTTCGGAGAAATCTCGGACTGGACAAAGAACACATTCTGCCGCAAATTAGATATCTCTCTGATGGCAAGATCATTCTTCTCGGATCTAATATACCTAACGATCCGCTCGGCATGCGCATCAAAGTCAGAAAGCTCTGCTCCGATGTGAGCATCAATCAGCACCAACTTACTAAACTTGTGGTGCCGGGAGATAGGAAGCTCTTCTATAGAGTCGAAGATCTTCAGTTTATGCTTGCCGAGTTTGATCTCTCTCATACCAGGAATCTAGAAATAGGGGTCGAACACAAGGGGATAAGGAGGACACTCGCATCTTTTAAGATGAGAGCCAGGATAAGACAGGGGATGAAAGTCACCCACCAGGTCGTGCAGAAGGAACAGGAGAAAAGCTGGTTGAGGATCTCTCCGTTGTATCTAGGGAAGATCTTACTAACCCACCCGTCAGCATGTACTTGGAGATACTCCCACACGCCCCACTTACTCAGGAGGATGTAGAAGAAAGCCACCAAAGTAGCAACGATGATGACTACGGCTAAGAACTCTATGGGTCTAATAGTTAACATGACTGCTCATAATATAATTCCCCCTCAACCCGGAAACCGGCATAGGGGTGCATTAAAAACTGATTATCTACGTTCTTCAGGCTAAACTCCCTGTAGATGTTCTCGGGGAGGTGGTATACCTTATTAATAGTAATGTGCCCGTTCGGGAGCATCATCTCGTTGAGGGCCTTGAGTACCTCGCTCTCCAAATTCATGATGTTCCGGTTGTCCAGCTCATCGTAAACCTTTCTGAGATCGAACCAGAAGATGAGGGCAAAGGGGTCACGGAAGTTGCCCTGAATGCGAGGCCTCCAGACTACATTCTGCGGGTCAAGCATCCAGAAGAAAGAGAAGTTCCCGATTTGGGAGTCCGGAGACAGCTCTATGTACTCGTTGGGGTTCCGGCCTCCGCCTACATGGACAGCAGGAAGATAGTAATCCCGGCCATCAATCTGCTTCACAATCCTCTCCGCCCGACCAAAAGACTCATCAAGCCAGGAAAGCTTAGACTTAAGGCCAGTGCAGATGTTCTCAATAACAGCATCTGCTAAAGCAGGGGGTATGATGATCGGCTCACTCATTTGAATATTTCCTTTTGAATCTGTTCCATGACTACAGGATAGAGAAACTTGCGGGAAACCTCTTCCCTGTTCTCCGGAGTCAGGCCGAAGATACCAGCGCCATACTTGGCAACCAGATCATCAGTCTTCTCATCCTTAGCCGTTATATAAAAACTAGTAGGTCCAATCACAAGGACAAAAGATTTATGGAAGGCCCCAGTGTCGCGGAGAGTAACTCTGTCGGTGGGCTGGCCTTTATAGCCTTTCAGCTGAATGGTATAAGGAGCGTAAGGAGCATAGGAGCTGATAGATATGCCAAGGCTGTTCTCTCCTTTTTCGTAGAGCTGTTCCACGTTCTTAGCGACTATGTCACTCTCCTTGGCTCTTACAGCGTTCTCAATATACTCGCCTCCAACAAGGCCCCTCTCTACCGTATTCAGGGTAGAGATCAGACCCAATATGGAGTTCAATCCAGGCATTACGCAGTCCTATATTTTACTCCGCCATTCTGGCACTTCAAACAAATCCTATCAAGACCCTTCGTCTCCAGTGAGAGGGCATCGTAGGCATTCTTGAGCTCCAAGCCCAGGCCCGAAGGTCTGCCTTGTGTATTTCCGTCGATCTCATAGAGAATATCCATCCGGGAGACGTTGGACTGGTTCCTGTTCACCCGGACGTTAGGGTTCATCGCCATCATGCGGAGAAGATCAACAGCGACCTGTTTCTGAAGGACGTTGGCGAAGATCGCCCGCTGTTCGATGATGAAATCCGTAAGGTCACACCCGATAGAAATCTCGCAGTTGATACCATAGTTCATGGTGTTCGTGTACATGGTCTGCTCGATATCCCACATCTGGGGATCTTCGCTAAATCCTTCGGGAGTAGGCACACAGAAAGGAGAGACCTGGAGATATTTGGTCATCTCCCGCCAGATCTCCACGCTCCCGATGTTACAGGTGCCGCAAGGCTCTCGGCTCCAATCCTTGGAGACGTTGAGGGCCTCCATGCCGAAGGGAAGCTGGTTCTGGTCATAACAGAGGAACCAAGCGCCGCCAGCATCCGTGTCGTCGCTGATGTAAGGGAGGAAGAGATCTTCCATGCTAAACCACTGGAACCCGCCTTTTTCGTTGGTGAACTCCAGCTCGAAGGTCTTGATAGGAGCCTTCTGCGAGGAGTGGAACAAGTAGAATTTCACCTTGCCCGTTCCTCCAATCATCTGCAGACCGATCTTGTGGATCTTAAGGGTAACGCCCATAGCACGCACAGGCACAAGCTCCATGCCTACGAGCTTGTGAGAAGCTCGGATAGTAGCCTGGAGCTTAGCAGCACCATCGAAAAAGGTCTTCCTGTCGAAAAGATCTCTCGTTTCCCGAGAGAGCTGCTTCTTCTGGAGGAAGTTCTGTATGGTCTTAGCAATGCCAGACCGAGTGGCTCTCTCGAGATAGTCGCTGAGATAATTGTAGACCGCCCAGGTGTCACTGGTACTGTCCGAAGGTTCCACGTTGACGTTATTGGCAAGAGCTTTCCATACCTGGCCGTGGTGTCTTACCTTTTTGCCTTCCGTGTACGACGCCTCGTTGTCCCATGCAGGGAATTGCATAATAAACGCTTCGGGTATGGTGTTCTCGATGTTATCCAGAGTGAGGAGGGGATGGGCTTCCTGGAAGAAAGATCCGCTCTCAGACTCGAGGAGACTAGGATCAATCTCCTTTGCAGGGTCAAAGCTCTGCTCCCACCCAACGAGGTGAATCAGAGCATCCTGTATTTCCTTCAACCTTATCATGATAATTAACTTTTCCCAAATATAAAAAACTATTTGTAAATAACCACAAAAAAGGCTGCGAAATTATTCGCAGCCTCGAAGAAGATTTCAGCGGGTCGCTTAACCTCCGATTGCCTGGGTCGGAACCGGGGTGGTGTTGTCGTTGGTGATGAACACCGGAGCGGCGAGCGGATTGGGAGCGTCGGAGGCAGCAATCGTTGCCTTGATGATCGGGTTGGCGATCGTCTCCTCGTTGCTGTTGTAAGCAACCAGGAACGCGACGTCCACGGAGAAGCTGAAGTGCTCCTTACCGTTACAGGTCATGTCAGCGGAAGCAGCACCAGCAATGCCGGACTGGTCGCCAACAGAGGTGTAGTAGTGGGAGCCGACGGTCAGGTCGATGTAAGGCAGGCGAACCTGGTCCCACTCGTGGACGCCGTAGCGAGAACGGAGGAGAGATTCACGATCGACGCGGGTGAGGACACCGACGTTGCCGTCACAGACAGCGAAGAAGGTGCCGAACTTCTGATCGTCGTTGTTCACGTTGTTCGTGAAGTGGACGATCTTGTCCACGAACTCGAGACGCTTGTTCTCGTCGTTGTAGAGGCCGTGCTGAGCCAGCTTGCGGAGCAGGGAGTCCACGCCAGCGTTGCCGATGATGTGGATCTTGCCCGGGTAAGCGTTGGCACGCATCATGGTGTTGACATCGGAGAGGATGCCGCCACGCATGCCCCAAGGGACCTGGACCGTGTTGCCGGACTGCTCGTAGTAGAGGAGGGACTTGAAGACCTGGGTCTTCTTGGCCTCGAGAGCTGCGACAGCCGCCTGGTCGAGAGTGTCGGCCAGCTTGCGGGAGACCTTCTCCAGCTTGCGGTTGAAGTCCTGCTCGTAGCCAATCTCGTTGTTGAGATAAAGAGCAGGAACCATGGTGAAGCCAACCTGATAGGTAGCCCACACGATGGTGTACAGGGCCGAGGTGTTCTCGGCGTCACCGATGACGCAGGAACGAACGTTGGAGACAACGACGTTCTCATCGCAGTCGATGACCGGGATCTGAACGGTGTTACCCATGGACTCGAAAGCACGGGCCTTCAGGTTCGCGTCCAGAATAGAGTTCGCGGCGTTGGTCTGCTCGATGAAGAAGTCGAGGGCGCCGAACTCCAGGGGTCGGAACATGTTGCGGTCAAAATTGGGGTTCTTGACACGCCAGTTCTGAAGTCTGGTAGCAATAAGAGACATTGTTAACTGTTTTTAAGTTGTTGACATTTAGGCTAACCTTTTGCCCGGATTACTTGACAGGCAGATTGCCGACGTTGTTGTCGGCCCACGCCTTATCCATAGCGGTTTGGAACTCGTCGGAACCAATGGTCATGCCCTGAGCGAGGAACTGCTTAGTCAGGATTTCCTGAGCTTCGCACTGAGTCTTCGCACCGGTCACGTCCACTGTAGGGTCTCCAGTTCCAGGGCCCGGCAGATTCGGGTTGGTATTGGTGCCAGTGACTTGCCGTTTCACAGCGAGGACGTCCTTCAGTTCCCGAGCCAGGAGTTCACCAGCCGTGTACGGGTTAAGCTGATTCTCCGGGTTGTTGAGAACTGCGCCGTCCTGGCCGCGGAAGACGAGTCGCTTGCCTCCGTTGCCATCGTCGATGTAGTCGGGGCTCATGCCCTTGATCTTAGTAGTAGCGTTCTGCAGGAGGATAGCCTGGACAGACACCGGGATCTCAGTCTTAAACCGGAGGTCCTTGGAGGCGACAGCGAGGTCGTTCTCAACTCTGACGCCGAAGAGCTCAGCACGATGTGCTTCGTCCTTCTTAGCCATCTGGGCCTGAAGGTCGTTGAACTGATTTTTGGTGTTGACGAGCTCTGCCTTGGTCTGGTCGAGCTGACGCTTGGTCTCTTCGGAGGAGCCACTGGCGAGCTCACCCTCGAGGCGAGTCTTCTCCGAAGTGAGGCTGTCGATCTTATCCTTGAGCTCCTTGAAAGCCCTAGGGATGTAGTCGTAGGTCTTCTCAGGGTTTGCACCCATGATGCGATCGATACCAGTAGCGTCCTTGGTCAGCTGATCAAACTTCTGATAGATTTCACTGGTCTTCTTGCCAATCTCGCCAGCAACATCGTTGTTGTTGATGGTGATAATGGCGTTGATCTGGTCGTCGGAAAGTCCGGCGAGAGCTGCATTAGCAACTAAGATTTCTTTTGTAATCATATTCTACCTTTTGAATTGATACTTGTTGTGTACTAGGAAAGATCAGGCTCCTCAGCGGGTGCCGGTTCAGTGACAGGCGCCGGGTCAGTGGCAGGAGCAGGCTCCTCTGCCTTGGCGGTCTTGTCGTTCTTCTTGTCGGATTTCTTGTCTTCTTTCTTACCCTCCTTCTCCTTCATCTCTTTGACAAGCTCCTGGCGGATCTCCTCTTTGAGAGCTTCCTTCTCGGCTTCGGCTTTTGCCTTAGCCTCGGCGGCCTTCTGGGCCTTGGTCTTGGCTTCCTCCTCGGCCTGCTCCTTCTCCCAGTCGATGGGGTTGTGGAGAATGTCGATGGTATAGCCCTGCTGACGGAGAGTGGAAAGCATGCCATTCTCGAAGTCAACGCGGGTGAACTTCTGGATGAAGGGATGGCTGATCCTCTCGCCAGTGTTCATGTTAAACTGCTTCACTTCCATCTTAACGTGGAAGTAGCGCTCCTCCCCGGCGGGAACTTTGTAGTTCTCAGTCGTGATCTCAAGGATCGGGACGTTCTGGTTGTCTTTAGTAATCATAAATTCTACCTTTTGAATTGTTATAATGGTTTAACTAAGTTTCAATTTTGACTAAGGTTTAGAGGGGTTTTAGCCTTAGTTTTGAGGAGGTTCCGGGTCAATCCCAGGTTGAGGCTCCGGGGAAGGTACCAAAGAAACTTTGGATTTCTCTTCCGCTGCGTATTTTTCAAGAGTTTCACGGATCTTGCGGATCTTTTCGGGGAAGGAAATAGCCGAGCCGAACTCGATGACATTGGTGTTCTCGCGTTCAAACCTACGGATGTAGTCGGGGAAGTTCATCTTGATCCGGAGATCGGTCTCTGGCATGATGCCCTTCTCGAAGAGAGTCAGAGCCTCAGTACGGCCGATGTGCCTGTAAGGCTCCAGCTCGTTGAGGATCAACATGCGTTGAAGTTCCAGGGGGTTATCCCTGTACTCAGTCTCTATGATCTGTTTCTGCAGTGAATCAAGTTCTGACTCACTGGCGCCGGAGTTCTTGGCGGTGTTGTAGAGGTTTCTCAGATCAGAAGGAGACATGAGGTAGAAGTCAGTGCCAAGGCTGATGCTCGCTGAGATAAAGTCGTCTTTGTATCTCAGGAGACACACCGTCTCGTCAACCCATTTGATAGCGTGCTCCAAGCTTTCCTTGATCCCCTTGAGGACTGTGGTCTTGCTGTCATAGGAGGCAGACACCTGTTTCTCATTCACTGCCTGAGAAGTGAGGACTGGGCTGTCCACACCGACGGTGCCGTCGATGATGGCATCCTTGAGCCTCTCTTCCTCTTTGACGTTGTATTCCAGGCTGTGACGATCGACCGTGGTAATCTTCACGGGGTCGTGGAGATCAGGCTGGCCCTCGCCAGGGATAGGAACCTCAACGAAGGAACCGGCGCCGGAGATGCGCTTGCTGCTACACAGAGGGCAACGGACAAGGCCGTTGGAATCATACTTCCAGTGGTCGTGTTTATCCTTGAGGAAGCCGCCATCGCAATAGTCTCCGGTCTCATCGTTATGGAAGTCGCAATCCATAGCGTAGCCGGAGTAGATCGGGTATCCAGCATAAGTGTCGAGGTGTCTCTTGGAAATATGGAAGAAGAGATACCAATCGAGAGACTCAAGCTGTTTGGTGATCGGGCTCTGCTTGATATCCGGCTCATCGAGGGAAATAGGCTTATCCCAGAAGAAGCGAGCCGGGCAGTAACCCAAGTCGTGTGCGTGTTCACTTATAGGATCGCCCGTATCAGGGATGTTGCCATTTTTGTAAGGGAAGATCCTGTAGGACTCATCATCAAACACGGCCACCTTGTCAGGGCCCTGGAAGAAGATGATCCACTTCATCTGGCCAGTCATAGGATCGGCTTCGAAAGTGAGGACGTCCTGGATCTTCAGCCAGTAAAAATAAGGCTCGGGGCGATCGCCTTCCTGTTTCTCAGGGAGGTCGACCACGAGGACCGAGTTGATCTCGGTCTTCAGGTGTTCCCAGCCTGTGCTTCGCCACACCTCGGGCTCATGAAGTACCTTCTGACGGTACCACTCCCAGTCTTCTCTTTCCTGGGTAGATCTAAACTGATAATTGAACTTGGGGTCTCGTCCGTCGTAAACGCGGAAGAGTTTATCGAACGCAATACCAGTAACCTCGTTGGTCTTCAGAGGGAAACGGAACAGGATCTTGAAAATCCTGAACTTATCATCCGGGATCAACGAAGCTACATTGGAAAGAAAGTCCGTAAGGGGCTGCGAGAAATAGGGTGACACCCGGGTCTCAGTATGGAACTTAACCCTGTTCTGGTGTGCCTTGGCCCTAGTCAGAATCGGTCCCTTGCGGTTTTTCTTTATCTCCTCTCGTATTTGCTCTATACTTAAGCCCATTTTCAGTCAGCTCAAATTTGGAATCCTTGGGAAGTTGCCAGCCCCCGTTATTTGGCATCCGAAGAAGTCTCTCTGCGTGATCAAGAGCAAAGTCCTGCTGGATTCCGTGTTTCGGAACCACCAGCAGGACAGTCGTAACTTTTGCTCCGCTCATGTCTCAGAGGACTTAGGCCGGGATCAGATCCGAAAGGGGATTGAAATCGTCCGGGGTGACGATCGCCAGGTTGTCGGAGTAGTTCGGGAGGAACTGCCACTGGATGTTGTTAGCATCCGGGGTCTCCAGACCGCCGTGTCCCTTGTCGCTGATGAACAGCGAACGGATCGGAATCGGATAGAAGGTAGTAGGAGTGTCAGGATCCTGGATGGCCTCGATCTGCCCATTCTCGTTGAAGAGGAACACACCGAGATTGCCGGCGTCGGCTTCGCACATGAGATCCTTCATAGCCTTGATGACGCTCTGCGGAACCCGGCGGAGGACAGCCGAGAAGGGCGTGGGCTCTGCGCCGAGAATACGTTCAACGCCACCGAGGGTCTCGTTTCCGCCGCCGAAGGTACGGGCCGCACCAGGTTCGCTAGTAGGCGCCTCAATGTACGGGGAAACTACAACTTTGGTGCCCGTGGCCGATGCCATCAGGGCGGTCCAGGTTGCCTTCTTGGTGATGGTGGGAGCAAGGGGAGTACCCGAACCCGCCATGGCATTACGAGTGCCATCGGCCTGATAGAGACGCTGGAAAGCGATCTTCTGGATCTGACCGAAGTTCTCACCGCAAGTGACAGCCGGGATCTCCGTGAGGGAGGTAGCAGCAGGGCATTGGCAAGTCATACTCATGGTAATTTGTGCTTTTGGAGTTATACTTATTTCTTTTTCCCGTAAGAGCTAACCTTTTGCTCCTAGCGCAAATATACGAAAAAGCTCGTAAAGATTACGAATTTTTCTAAGAAATTTTTCGTTGGACAGAATTATTGTTGCGGAGACGCACTCCGTGGGCTTTCTGGGTGCTCTTCTTAGTGAGCTTGTCACTGGCCAGGTAACGCATGGGGTCAATGCAATGGTTGAATGCGTCGACGGGCTTGTTGATGGTCTTGCCTGTCTTGTCCTGCTCCCACATGTAGGAGCGAAGCTCAGTGATGAGGTTGGTACTCCTCTGGGTGACGTAGAAGTCGTTCTGTTGGAGCGTGTCGATGCCAAAGTTGATGGAGTCCCTGCCCTTCACGGCACGCTTGACTTTGAATCCGTAGGCGTTGATCTCATCAATAGATTTAGGCTCAGAGGAATCCGCCACGACATAGTCTTTGCTCTTGATGCCCATGCTTCTCATGATGTGGGCCAAGTCAGAGTTCTTGAGGCCAGTGCGGTAGAGCATCTCATCCCAGATGACGGAGTTGTTCCACTCCCATGCTCCCACGATGGTTGCAGGATCGTTGGTGTAGCCAAAGTCGATCGCATAGCCAATGAGCTTAGCTTCCTTGGGGATGGTAGCAATCTGCGTCCAGTTTGTGAAGATGACGCCTTCCAGGGAGCCGAGCAGGCCAAGGCCATATACCCTCCACCAGTTATGCCAGTAGTAGTTCTTGATATTGCTGGGCTGGAAGAGCGCTTCGCCTTCCAAGTCTGGGTCAAAATAGGCCTTGTACTTGGCCTTCTCGATTTCCCTGACGATAGACTCGCTCAGGGCCTCATTATCTTTGTATGTAAGCGTGAGCCACTCAGCATCCGGGTCTTCCTTGAGTTCATCGTGGACCCAGAACTGATTGGACGGGTTGAAGTCAAGCCAGATCTCCTCTGAAGTACGAGCGGCGAGCTGATGGTAGGTCTCGAAGTCGATGTTGTTGCACTCGTTGATGTAGAGGATCTTACGTCTCGGTCCTCGTACCCGTGACTCCTGATCGGCTGAGAAGAACTCGATGTAGGAGCCGTTGGAGAAAGTATACTGGAGGAGGGTCTTGTTGTAGTGGCTATCTACGTACCGGCCTGTGGCCTTCATGATAGCCAAGAAGTCTTTCAATGCACCTTTACGGAGGTGGGGCACGGTCTCTGAGACAACAGAGCAGTCAGTGCCGGGCTTCTTTATGCAGCGGTCAATAAGTATCGGGAGGATGCCATAGGTTTTACCCCCTGACGTTCCCCCCGGTACGACCTTGATGCGTTTCCGCATCTGCCGAAGCTTAGCAATGGCGGTAGTATAGCGAAAGCCTTCTACTTCATTGACATAGATCGGCATGACAAATTTAGGTTAGGTTTGCGGTTAGTTAGTTATGAATGAGGCTAGAGACACCTAAAGTGCATAATCCAAATCCTGGTTGGTCAGGACCTTGTCGATCTTCATCTCAATGCCGGTCGTCTTCTCTTTGACCGAGCCGAGGATGTGAAGGTAATATGAGCCGTCGACTGTGCCAACCCTGAAGGCCTGCTCACACTCACGCTGAGCGACGTCCAGGATGCGGGCGGGGTTGACGTCCTTGTCGAGGTGTTCGGGGATAATGGGCATGACCATGAGAAGGCTGTCCATCGGGGAGCCGTAATCGAAGTCGAGCTTGGTCTCGCCCCAGAGCTCCAGCTCGCCGCCGGGGAACTGGACGCACACATCGCCATTGGCGTTGCCCGTGATGTTGAAGTTGTACTCGAAAGAGAGCGAGTCCTGTTTGCACGAGGACATGAGGAGTGCAACCGCGAAGGCTGCAAGGATAGTGATAAATTTCTTCATATCTGTAATTATTACATGAGGTCAGGCTCGCTAGGGACGGGCTCGTGGTCCACCGGCGGCTGAGGCGTGTCGGTGAAGAGCGGCTGCTCCTGCTTGAGGTTGACGTCCTGCTTCTCGGCAAGGCCGAGGTCGCGGATGACGAGCTGGGGATTGAATCCGCCAATGGCAGCGCCGTCGTACTTCTGCTCGTAGATGACTGCGTCGATACGACTGACGACCTCTCTGAACTCGGGGAAGCGATCGCCCTTGTTGTGGTGGATATCGTCGATGCTGTTGCGGATGCCGTGGTAGAGGCAGAACAAACCGAAGGACTGCCAGGAGAGCGGCCGGGTGACAGTGATGTCGATGATCTTGCCGGCCTGGTCGCCAGAGCGGATGAAGTCCCTCTTGATCAGGGTGTCCTTGTTCTCCCCCGCAAAGTAGAGGCAAGCGAGGGCCCAGAGGACTTCGGGGGTGAGTTTGCCATTGTTGGCGTTGGGATCAGCAGACGGGCAGATGTCTGCGAGCTTCTCCCAGAAGGCCGGAGCCCAAGGGCGGAGCTTCTTCTCCTTATCTATGAACTTCCCTGCGTTCGGCATGCGAAGTTCGGGGATGACTTGTTTCTTAGGCATACGATTACAATTTAGAGTCTTCGCAAATATAAACAATCTTTTCTAAAGTTGTATACCTTTTGCCGAGAAAGTTTACAGGTACTTAGCGGGATCCTCGACACGCGCGCGAACCACATCTTTTACTGCGTGCATCTCGAGATCGCGTTCGAGTGCGTCTAGATCATTGTTCCCATTGATTATCAATGAGTTAAGTCCCTTTTTGACGCCAACTCACACAATAGTGTGAAGTATTGTGTGAGCTCTAAACAATTCATAATGAATGCGTTAGACCCTCAAAAACGCAAGCTCACACAATACATCGCGCGCTAGCAACTTTTCTCCCAGGCGCGGCGTTCGCGTGCGGTCCATGCTCTCTTTTTGCGTTTTTCTTTAATTTAATGTTGTAGAAGTATTGTCTCTATTGTGTGAGTTAGTGTAAGTTGTTCATTTACAACGTTTTAAGCTCACACAATAGCTCACACAATAGCTAGGGCATTGTGTGAACAATAAACGTAATTGGTTAATAATCAATCGATTGCAAAATCTTTGCGAAAACCTATTGTGTGAGTTTTAAGCATTTTGGGCACGAAAAACACGAAATTTTTCACCAAAATGGCCGATAAAACAGGCATGTGGGGCCAAAAGTCTTTCCCTTTCGCGTACTAGCGGCGCGGTCGGGTCAGTACGCGCGAAAACCAAAATTATTTTGGTCCTATGTTGCGAAAAAATTCCCTAACCGCGTAGGGCCCTCCAGAAAACGGCTTGAGGAAAATAAGTTGGGGAGGGAAGTGGAAAAGGAGAGAAGACGGGAAGACGGGAAGTGGAGAAGTGGAGAAGTGGAGAAGTGGAGAAGTGGAGAAGGAGGGAAGTGGGGCGGCCCCGCGATGCATCGTTCGCAGGCGCTAAAAGCACCCTTGGCCCCCGGGGGAGGGGATATGGGTCCCCCGTCCTACAAAAAGTGTGCCAAAATCTATAGAATACAATGGAAACTCAAAATAAATTTTTTGAGGAATAAGCTCACGTTCTTCAAATTCTTAAGTAATTAGTTCTTCAAGTTTTTGAGTAATGAATGCTCGTTCTTAAACTTTTTGAATAATTAGTTTCTCAAATTCTTGAGTAACGAGCACTCGTTCTTCAAATTCTTGAGTAATTAGTTCTTCAAATTTTTGAGCAACTTGAGCTTGTTCTTCAAATTTTTTATAAACTACTTTTTCAAATTTTTGAACAACGGGATTCCATTATTAAATTTATTGAGTAATGAGTTATTAAACAATTTGATTAATGAGTGCTCATTCTTAAACTTTTTGAGTTTTAAAGTTCTTCAAATTTTTGAGCAACTGGGGGAGGCCGGGAGGGGGGCATGCCGCTGCGGACGCGCAAAGTCCAAAAGAGCGAATTTGTAGGATTCCGGCATGCTTTTTGTAGTATTGAAGAAAAAATCTTATGTACTTTGAACTTCGGCACACTTTTTGTAGTGAGCTGAAAATTTCTCGAGAAAATAGGTACTTTGGCACACTTTTTGAATGCCCCCTAAAAATTTTTCATTTTGGGCCCCCAAATTTTTTGAAAAAAATCGTAGTATTTATTTTATTTTTATTATATTTGTATTGAAATAATAAACTAATTAAATCAAAAACAAAATGAAAAAAAATCGAAAAAGTCCGCAAGCTCTTAAGAATCTTGCAAAAAATGCACCGAAATGAAATACAAGTCGATTGGTACTTGTACATAGTTTATGGGCTCAGAAAAATCTACATTACCTCTGAGAAAAAAGAAAAACTTGAAGAAGTAATTAAAGATCTTAAACTTTTTCAAGAACTCTTAGATCTTCAAAATTTTTACATTGGAGATAAACACAATAAAACTTTTGAAAATAAAAGAGTTAACCAAGCTTATTATCATAAGCACTATTACATCATATTGAAGTTCTAACCCGTAGAGGGGGACCCCAAATCCCCCTCATAAACACAAAGCATCATGAAAAGAGAGGAAGTGTTGTCCCAATGGGACGAGAGGCTTAGAAGAATACTCTTCAGAGCCGTAGAGGAGGCCCTCATTGACGAAAAGGCCCACGGACGCGAATATTCCGAAGAGGAGATCCAGAACGCATTGGAGTTCGTCTCCCTCCACCTCGATCACATCTAAAAATCCCGTAAAGGAGGACCCAAGTTATGAAACACAACGCAATCACTCCGGAACAAGCTAAGAGCTTAGCCGAAAGAATGGTAGAGATAGCAAATGATAACGGCTTTTTCTACGAGTATGACGAAGACTTCAACACCGGCGAATACGAAGGCATGCCCTTCCCTGCCTATGCCGAAAAGCTCAAGGAAAAGATCACAAATGCAATCCTTAAGCACGGGCTCGATCCTCAAAAGATCTTCGACGAGACCGCATACGATTGGCTCGCTGATGGCGACGGAGAGACCGATGGATATTGCACCATCGAGGATGAGGTTATGGGATACGTCACTAGCATCATCAAAAAGTCCTAAAACCCGTAGAAGGGACCCCCGCAAAAAATATCGGAAATTTTTTCACTTTTTTCGTTAGAATGTAAAAAAGATTTCATACATTTACGATAACAAAAACAACATTATTCACCAGTTAAATCACAACACCATGAAACACATCAACATCACCCGCTACATCGGTAGCAACCACACCACCCTCGTCGCTGAGAAGAAGAACAACGTCACCCTCGCTAGTAACGTTCAGGCCACCGCTCTCTCCCAAGAGGAAGCCGAAGCCCAGCTCAAAGCCGATCTCTCACTCCAGATCGAAGGCGAGCTCGATCTCATCATCACCGACTACGACCGTAAGAAGTTCACCAGCCTCACCACCGAGAAGCTCCTCTCCTACTACGAGAAGACGGAGAAGATGCTCGGAGCACACGAGATGGTCGAAGCAATCCTCATCAAGAGAGGAGCCCTCTCCCTCCCCAGCACCGAGGACGTCGAAGAACCCACAGAACCCGTAGAAGGGGAGGCCAAGCAGGAAAAGGCACCTCGGGAGTACAAGAAATGCATGACCGAAGAATGTCTCCAGAATCGCCTCGAAGCCGCTCGGCTCAACTACGGCAAGATCGCTAAGTTCCTCTGCACCAAGGACAAAGAAGAACACTTCGGCATCATCCGCTCCGCTCGCCTCGACAAACGCTCCGGCTTCATTCAGTACCGCATCGAGATCTTGGAAAAACCCACCGAAGATGCCACTATCTACACTCAGCGCTCCGGCAAGATCTACGGCAAGGGCGATGACTCCAAGAACCTCACCATCTTCGACGAGACACCTGCTGAGGTTCAGCTCTCCAACCCCGTAAAGGAAGAGCCCGCTCAGCCGGCCGAAGAGAACCACAACGAGGCCGAGTCCTAGAACCACCCCACTCACTATCATACTCACTCCGATCAGGGCTTCGGCCCTGACCATTAAAACCCTCGTAATGATTGTTATCATCAAGCTCAGCGACGATCCAGAATTCGTCATAACAGCCTACATCGCTCACGATTATACCGCTGCTTGCACCTTCATCAGGAACGACGCTAACCTTCAGAGCTACAAAGAGCTCAAGGAACACCAGGTCCCCGCAAGAGAGGTACACCATCCGAACTGCGAAACCTTTCAGGTAGGAAACTCTACCTACCACATTCATTTCAAACCCACTATGCTCATATACTAACAGCACAACCATGACACACAGAGAACACAATGAGCAATACTTCGAAGGCTTAATGAGAAGCCTATCGCAAGATCAACTCAACGAGATACGCCAGCACTTCGTAGACAACGACGCCGAGTATGTAACCTTCCATGTTTCAGTCTTCAATGCAGGCTCAGTGATCTCACTTACGTTCACCAACGATCCCGAAGAGTTTGATCCTGAGACCTACAACGGTTACGACGTTAACATCTCCATCGACGACGTCGTTACGCTCATCTACAAATATGATCTCTAACACGCTCAACACACACGCTCACGTAGCACCACTTAAAACCCACCAAAAACACACATAAAGATCTCCGGTCATGTTTACCCTTAGCAACACACTTTATTACATCCTATACATCATCTTAGTCGTAGCCGCCATAGCTCTCATGACACCCACCATCCTCAAGGGATTGAAGAACCTCCGGGAGTGGGCCAAGGCGGGGGAGGGGGGAGAGGAGACGCAGCGGCACGGAAAGCCCCAAAACCTGTAGAAAGAATCCCCTTTTTAGATCCACAGGCCATGAAAGGTACATTCGCAGCAGCATTCATAGGCATCACCCTCAGCGGTGAGATCTACATCATCAGACAGAAGAAAGGCACGCTCGATGAAGTCCAAGCCTGGGTCAAGGAACAAACACCTGACGTCATCAAGCTCTACGGCTACAACTTCGAGACCATCATCCTCAAGGATATCAAGACACTCAGACACCAACCACAAACCCAACATCAGTAGGAAAAAATTTTCACAATTAGAATAATTATCTTACATTTGTGATACCAAACCAATTAAATCATACACACAATGGCAACATCATCTTGGTCCGGCCTCTCCGGAAAGAACAACGAAATCTGGGACGCTCTCTGGGAAGAGCATGTTCCCGCAATGGGCATGGCTCCTACAGTTGGGGGCGAGATCCTCAGGGCTATGTCCCGCATCATCTATCGCTTCTACAACGATGGCGATATGGTTGGCAACGGCTATGGCAATGAGACTTGCAACTCTTCGGATCGCTATCTCAGCGATGCAGTTCCTGACTATCAGAGCCTCGATCGCTTCAACGGAGCACAGGAAAAGGAGTATGAAGAAGCAATGCTCAAGAACCACCGCATCGTCTTCAACTACATTCAGAAGAACCCTGAGCTCTTCCAGAAAAACAACACCGAGGACTCGTCAGAGACCAGCGAAGAAGACTACCGCAGAAGCCGGGAAGACGAAGTCAGAGGCTGGTGGGACGATCCCGATGAGATGTAGGTACAACCTTTAGAAGACACAGCCATGAAGAGTATCATCATTATAGAAGACGAGCGGGAAGGATATTCACCGACTCAGATCCGTACCACAATGACAGAAGGAGGACTCATCCTCGTACCCCCCCCAAGTATAACGAAAACGACGAATAGCCATGAAGAAGATAAGCCCAGCAGTTGAAAAATATGTTCTTAGCGACTTCGTTTGGAAAGCAGATCTGCCCGCTTTCTTAAAAGAGGTTTGCGAATGCTCGAACAACGGAGCGTATGCAATTACGTTCAATCTAGTTTACAACATATTAACCGTTCTCACGCAAAGAGCTATAGAACTCGACGATCCTGCTTTGAATATTATCATGATCAATCTCGGGCTCTATGAAGGATCTCACAGTCCGGAAATGAAAGCAGCGAGAGACAAAGAAAGGGAAAAAATCCGTAGGGCAATTTCGGCTAAGTAAGTCACTATCCGTCGGACACATTTAAAATGAATTGATTACATTTGTGACATGGAAAAATCATATCTCAATCAATGGCTCAGCGAATTTCCTCGGCTTAAATTCCTTTTAAGCAAAGGCGATCTCGATGTACTCAGCAAGATCAACCCTGCTGACTACGCCCTTCACAATCTCACACGAGAGACCGAGGTGATCCGCATCATCAACGACCACAAGCCTCAGGCTTGGAAATGGGTAAGGCTCTTTCCTAACTTGCAGAACCTCTCTGCTGAAGACTACGCCATTCTCGATCACATTGTCACGAATGATTACATTGGAGAAGTTACTGAGCAAGACGTCCTCAGGATCATCGCATACCGGAAGGACGAGCTCAGAAAGAAGAAAGAGGCTGAGAAAGCACAGAAGGCCAAGGAGTACTACCAGGACAACAAAGCCGCTATCGAGAAGGAAGAGCGGTTCAGATACAAACTGTCCAAGGCTCCGATCTTCTTCACCACCGTCGGAGTCGCTGTAGTCACTCCGGGTGTGGCATGTATCAATGCAGGAGTTAACCCTATCCCTTACTTCCTCTTAGGCGGCGCTCTCATCATAGCTCCTTGGCTCTACGGAGCAAGGAAGCTCAAGAGCTTAGACAAGAACTCAGTCATCCCGAGGAACAAGGGGGAGAAAGTCAAAATGGATATCACTACGATCCTCTTTATCGTATGCTACTATGCTGGGGTCATAGGCCTTGGCATCTTACTGGGATCTCTTCCTACTTGGGAGAGACTTGGACGGTATACCGCAGAGCAAACCATGATGACCGGCTTCATTACGATAGCCGCTTCTGTCATCGTCTTTCTCATCGCCGTAATAACTACCCCAGTCCGGGAGTAGTTCTGTCCGCCCTTCTAGGCGGATGCTCGATTTAATTGGTTACAGGATGCCTTCTGATGTGAATCACGAGGCATCCATTTTTGTGTCCTAATCCCTCATCCTAATCTTCTATTAAGGAAAGGAATATAGATCAAAATTAGGTGGGTTTTAGATATGGTTTTGGATATCCTTTGTCCTCCTCTCTAACCATAGGCCTACGCGCATGAGTGAGTAAGATCCCAGTAGCCATATCACGCCTAGGCTCTCGTCTATAAATCTCCATTGATATTTTCATTTGTCTATAGATTTTCTTATGTTTGTGGTTACGATCTCTTCGATCACCCTGACGGGAGTCCGGGCACATCCAAAACTACTTTACACCAGCCGCTGGGTCTTTCTTCATTTTCCCCAGCGGCTTTCTTTGTGCCCTCTGACAACTGCGGGTCCATCGATCTCCAGCGAGAGGGAACAAAAAATTTTCCTAGATCCCGTACAGGGGGACCCTTCTTTCGCATGGGCGCCGTGAGGATACGCGCTCAAGCGTGGTTATAGTATTAAACTATAACCTACTCACGGGCGAAGAAACTCACACAATGGTTGCTATTGTGTGAACTATTGTGTGAGCTTAATCAATTCATAGTGAACGTGTTAGGCACCACTCACACAATGGAACAATACATCGCGCGCTAGTAACCCTTCTCCCAGGCGCGGCGTTCGCGTACGTAGAATACCCTATAACCCTCTTACTTCAACTAAATGTTGTTGTAGGTATTGTCTCTATTGTGTGAACCACCACCTAACCAATTAGAATTGAACACGTTAGACCTCACACAATATCTCACACAATAACTCACACAATGATTTTATTGTCTCTTCGCTCGTGCGATCATTAAAATTATTTCACGTGCTCGCCCCACACAGGCATGTCCCGTACACCTTTTCCTTTTATCAGTATGAAATAATTTTTGGATCTAGAAAAAAGGTCTTACATTTGCAATACAAACAAAAAGACCATGACGAAATTCATCAACGTAAAAAAACTTTTGGAAGATCGGGGTATGAATAAGACCCAGATCGGAGCACTTCTTTTCCCCAACGTCAAGTTCCCCAAGAGGGCATTCTCCCGTGTTCTCACAGGCGAGACCGAACTCTCCGCTAGCCAGATCGCTATCTTAGCCGAGCACCTCGGTGTAAGTGTCAACGATCTCTTCGAACCGGACACCTTCCGCTGGGAGAACTCCCTTAACGGTACCCACGTCTTTGTCTACGGCAACAACTTCCGTGCCGAGGTCAACACCGAGACCTGGGAGACTATCCTTTACTACAAGGACCAGATCTTCGATCGCGGTGTCTTCTGCGATGGCACTACGCCCATCAGCGAGTTCCGTGACATCATCAAGAACAAGGTCCAGGATTGGATTGACTTATCTTAACCCTATAAATATTTCAAATGATGGAACAGCAACAGATCATCAAGGTGGAAGCCTTCATCGACACCACCGACCCCAAGCAGGTCAATGCCCTTCACGGGCTTCTCTCCGCTATCGGCAGCCGTACCGAAATCCCCGCAGCCGATCCGGCTCCGGCAGATCCCAAGCCTGAAGCTCCTGCAGCTCCGGCCAAGACCAGAGGCGTAGCCAGGACTCAGCCTGCCAAGGAGACCCCCAAGCCTGAAGCTCCGGCAGCTCCTGAAGCTCCTGCAGCTCAGACCAAAGAGGAACCCGAGCCGGCTCCGGCCGCTGAGATCAAGATCGAAGAGGTCCGCGAGAAGCTCAAGGAGAAAGTCGGCGAGCACCGCGAGGCTATCAAGGCCAAGCTCACTGAGCTCGGCGCTCCCAACGTCTCCAACTTGGACCCCACCAAGTACCCTGAATTCATGGACTTCCTCAACGGTCTTTCCTGATGGCTAACATCGACCATAGCGAACGTACCCACGCTTTGCTCTCGGCGTCTCGGGCAGCCCGATGGCTTGCTTGCACACCGAGTGCAAAGCTTGAGGAAAAGTACCGCAAGTCTCACGGTGACGAGGAGTCTTCGGTCTATGCCGAGGAAGGAACGCTCGCCCATGAGTTCGCTGAGCTTGAGCTCCGCAGACTCTCCGGACGCATCGATCCCAAAGCCTATACCGAGGAGATCGAGAAGCTCCGGGCCAATGATCTCTACTCCGAGGAGATCGAGACGGAGGTGGCGAAGTACACGACTTACGTCGTGGAAGCTCTTGAGGTTGCCAAGACAGTCGTTTCGGATCCAGTTCTCTTCATTGAGGAGAAACTCGACTTCTCACACATCGTAGAAGAAGGCTTCGGTACTGGCGACGCCGGCATCGTAGCTGACGACACCATGGAGATCATCGATCTCAAGTACGGCAAGGGAGTTAAGGTTGAGGCCTGTGAGAATCCTCAGCTCAAGCTCTATGCCATCGGTGCTCTTCGTAACTACGACATGTGCTTCAACATCACCAAGGTCAAGCTCACCATCGTTCAGCCTCGCATAGACAATATTGTCTCCTGGACGCTGAGCGTGAAAGAGCTTTACAAGTGGGCAGAAGAAGTGGTCAAGCCGGCAGCGGCAAAAGCTTATGAGGGCAAAGGTCTTCAGAAGGCTGGTGACCACTGTAAGTTCTGCTTGGTGAAGCCCATGTGTGCTACCCTCGCAGCTAGGAACGTCGCTCTCGCCAAGCACGAGTTCAAGGACCCCCACCTCCTCACGGAGAAGCAGGTCCTCGAGGTCTATCGCCAGATCCCCATGCTTGTCGACTGGGCTAATTCCGTAGGGGAGTACCTCCTCAAGGAAGCTATCAGTGGCAAGAAGGTGGAAGGCTATAAGCTGGTCGAAGGCCAGAGCCGACGTAAGTGGACCGACGAGGAGAAGGTCATGGAGAAGCTCAAGCAAGAAGGTTATCCCGAGGATAGCTACCGCAAGATCTCTCTTAAGGGCATCTCCGACATTGAGAGACTCGTCGGCAAGAAGGAGTTCCCTACCCTCTTCGACGGCTTGGTCATCAAGCCTCAGGGCAGTCCCATCCTCGTACCCGAGTCAGACAAACGACCCGAGTTCAACTCTCTTCAGCAAGCCCAGGCAGACTTCGGTGGTGAATAACAGGCCGAGTAGATCTTCCAAGGGTTTTATCTTTTAAGTGTGAAAATTTTTCCCTACATTTGCATTAACATTTAACAACAAATTTTATGGCAAACAACAATCCTACTAAGGTCATCACTGGCAAGGTTCGTTTCTCCTACTGCCACGTGTTCGATCCGGCCGCCGTCTCTGAAGGCAGCGACGAAAAGAAGTACAGCGTCTCGATCATCATCTCCAAGGATGACAAGGTCACCCTCAAGAAGATCAACGACGCCATCGAGGCTGCGAAGCAGGCCGGCGTCTCCAAGTGGGGCGGCAAGATCCCCAAGGTCCTCAAGCTCCCTCTCCGCGATGGCGATCTCGAGCGTGACGACGAGTGCTACGCCAACTCCTATTTCCTCTCGGCCAAGTCCGACTCCAAGCCGGGCATCGTGGACGCAGACCTCAACGAGATCATGTCTCGTGACGAGTTCTACTCCGGATGCTATGGCCGGGCGGCCATCAACTTCTACCCCTTTGACGTCAACGGAAGCAAGGGTATTGCAGTCGGCCTGCAGAACCTCCAGAAGCTCGAGGACGGTGAGCGCCTCGGTGGCTCCTTCGCTACCGCCGCCGAAGACTTCGGCGAGGAAGAAGATCTGGCTTAAGGCCTAAGCCAGTCCAGGGAGTAGTGTAATGGTCGCACACCCGATTTGGCTCCTATGATAAGGTCACGATACTGGTGCAAGGATTAGACCAGGTGCACAACCTTTAGGAGATCACTTCTCGGCAAGTCCGGGTTCGAGCCCCGGCTCCCTACTAATAATAACTCTTTGACTTACTGGGGCTGATAATGGTTTAGATTTGCATTGATGCAGGTACTGGTTTACGCATTGAGTGGTGATCTCAATTGAATCCAACACCAAACCACTAAACGGCAAGAATATCATTAGCAAGGTCCTGGGCAAGGCTCAGAGCCTGCGCAACACCATCGCCAACATCTTCGCTCCCCGCGAAGAGTTCGCACTGGCCATTGCCTAAGATTTTCCAGGATTAGATTAAATCCTGGTGGTGGAGATGGGCAATTGAATCCTGTCCTAAGTCTCGGAGCCAGACTTTAAAGGCTGTCCTAAGCGTATGAATAAAACCAGTATGGGCGCATGTAAAGACCCGGGTTCGACTCCCGGCAGCTCCACAACAAATGGAAAAGAAATGAGACAACTCTTTTTTGATATTGAGACTTTCTCGTCAGTAGATCTTAAAGTCTGCGGGTCTTATCGATACATAGAGTCACCCGACTTCCAGATCTTGCTCTTGGCCTATGCCTTTGACGACAATCCAGTCAAAGTGGTAGACGTTGAGCTTGAGGGTTACCCCGAAGAGTTCCTCGAAGGCATGTACGATCCCAACACCATCAAACTCGCTTTCAATGCACAATTTGAACGTACTTGCTTCAGACGAGTAGGTATCAATATCCCCATTGAACAGTGGCGATGCGTGATGGTCAAAGCTGCCTATTGCGGCTATCCTCTTTCCCTGGAGCAGGTATCTAAAGCCATGCACCTGGAGGAGAAGGGAAAGCTCAGCATAGGTAAAGCCCTCATCAGACTCTTCTGCAATCCCGACAAGAATGGCAAGAGGGTTGATCCTTCCACTAGGCCTGCTGACTGGGAGAACTTCAAGACTTACTGCGTCTATGATGTTATCTCAGAGCGTGAGGTCTGGCGTAACTTGGAACCTATCACTATTCCCGCCTGGGAGCTTAGGAACTACGTTCTTGATCAAGAGATGAATGACCGGGGCGTGCTCATCGATCTTTCTTTTGCCAAGAACGCTATCGCATTCGATGAACGATCTTCATCTGAGGCATTTTCCCGTCTTCAGCATATAACAGGCCTAGAAAACCCTAACAGCGTCAGTCAACTCAAGGATTGGCTCAGTGAGCAACTTGGCAAGGAAATAAAAGAATTGACCAAAGACTCCATCAAGAAGCTACTTCCCGATGTTGACGGCGATGTTAGGGGGGCCTTACTTCTCCGTCAGCTCTTGGCTAAGTCTTCTGTGAAGAAGTACATAGCCATGGAGAATTGCACCGGCGAAGGATCTCGAGCCAGAGGTATGTTCCAGCTCTACGGAGCTAACCGGACAGGCCGATGGACTAGTAAGCTCATCCAGCTCCAGTCCCTTCCTCAGAACCACATGAAGGATCTGGACCTTGCCAGACGGGTAGTTTCTGAGAATGATTATGATCTTGCTCAGATGCTCTGGTCCAACATTCCCAACGTCCTCTCAGAGCTCATACGAACTGCCTTTATTGCTCCAAAAGGCAAGACCTTTGCTGTAGCAGACTTCTCAGCTATCGAGGCCAGAGTGATCTCTTGGGTAGCTCAAGAGGAGTGGCGACTGGAAGTCTTCAGGACCCATGGCAAGATCTATGAAGCTACAGCAGCTCTCATGTTTGGCATACCTATCGAATCAGTCACCAAAGGATCCGAAGAGCGTCAGCGGGGGAAGACCTCAGAGCTTGCCCTAGGTTATGCCGGTGGTGTTGATGCCCTTACCCGGATGGACCGGGAGGAACGCATCCCTGATTCGGAGAAACCTGGGCTGGTCCGCAAGTGGAGGAAAGCCAATCCTGCCATCGTAAAACTTTGGTCTGATGTAGAGGAGCATGCCAAGCACACGGTGATGACGCACAAGACTTGCCGGCTGAGAGACTTTGTCTTTGCTTATGAGAATGACACGCTCACTATACAGCTACCGTCAGGCCGGAAGCTTTGCTACGTCTCGCCGGGCATCGGGGCTAATCGCTGGGGCAAAGAGTCTATCACTTATTTCGGTGTTAACCAGGACACCAAGCAGTGGTTCCCCCAGGAGACTTATGGGGGTAAGTTAGTAGAGAACATCGTCCAAGCTGTTGCACGTGATGCACTGGCCTGGTCACTCCAGAACGTCAAAGCTGCTGGTTACACCGAGATGGTCATGACCATCCACGATGAGATCGTCATTGAGGTTCCCCGAGAGAATGCCGACGAGCACCTTAAGAAGATACAAGACATCATGGGCCAGGAGATCCCCTGGATGAAGGGCCTTCCCCTCCGAGCCGATGGATATACCACACCGTATTACAAAAAGGACTAATTATGAAATCACAGTATGAAGAAGAGGTCCAGCTTAAGAAGCAACGGACCATCGGGCTTATCATCGCCTTTCTCATCATCGCATGTTGCATCACGACGATTGGCTTCTTGGCCTAATCTGGTTAGTAAAAGGTACCTAGGAAAGTAACGATAAAAATAACAACGCCATGACTATTAACATCAAGAACGGCATCCCCGTCAACATCGCCCTTACAGCTGTTTTGGCTGTGGTGAACAATGCTGAGACCAAAGGTGGCAAGACTGTCTATGCTCCTATCACCCGGGTTCCCGTACGGGGAGCCACCGTCGTAGTAATGACGGTCCCCAACAGAAAATCCGAATGCTTCAAAGTTTGGGTTGATAAAAAATAATTACATTTGTAGGGCTTAGGCAAAAAGGAATTTTACCCTATGAAGTATGACGGACAAATAGAAATAGCAACCGGTCTATCAGCTCAGACGAAAGTCTGGAAGAACCAGAAGATCACCTGGTCAGCGATGGTTGCTAGGCTCCAAGAAGAACACAAGACCCAGGAGACTCTCAAGGAGTTTCTCGCAGCCCCCAAAGAAGAACAAACCCGTATCAAGGATGTTGGCGGCTACGTCGGTGGTTACCTCAAAAACGGAAGACGCAAACCTGATTGCGTAGCCCGGAGACAGCTCCTCACGTTGGACATTGACTTTGCCCATCGGGATTTCTGGGACGACTATCTCATGTTCTTCAACAATGCTGCAGTTCTTCACGGAACGCATAAACATTGTGACACCTCGCCCCGATATCGGCTCATCATGCCGCTCTCCAGGCCTTGTACTCCGGATGAGTATGTGGCCGTGGCACGAAGGATTGCCGGTACACTTGGCATTGAGCTCTTCGATCGTTCTACCTTTGAGACGAATCGGCTCATGTTCTGGCCGAGTAATCCTCGGGACGTTGACTACTACACTCAGTTCCAGGATGGTCCTTGGGTGGATGTGGATGAGATTCTTGCTACCTATGCCGATTGGCATGACTCATCTCTTTGGCCTACGGCTGACAGAGAGATCGATGAGATCAAAACCGGAGCTAAGAAGCAGGAGGATCCTAGCCTTAAGAAGGGTATTATCGGAGCTTTCTGCCGCACCTACTCTATCTCACAGGCGATCGAGACGTACCTCTCGGATGTGTATATCCCTACCGCCATCCCTGATCGGTACACCTATGCTAAAGGAACAACAGCTGCTGGCCTCATCGTGTACGACGACAAGTTCGCCTACTCACATCATGGCACAGACCCGTGCGGGGGGAGGCTCTGTAACTCCTTTGATTTGGTACGCATCCACAAGTTCGGGCAGCTTGACTCTGATAGCGAGCGAGGAACCACTCCTAAGAGCTTCATTGCCATGGAGGACTTTGCTCGTGCTGATAAGGCAGTGAAGAAGATCATCGCCACAGAGAATCTTCAGGACGCTAAATATGACTTTGCTGAGGAGTGCAATGAAAACGTGGAAGAGGAGAACCTTGAGTGGATGCAGGAACTTGAGGTCGATCCTAAAGGCGGATACAAGCCTATTGCCCAGAACCTCAACCTTATTTTTTCTCATGATACCCGCCTCAGGAATCTCTTCAAGCAAAACGACTTTGATGGGAAGAAGTACGTATTTGGCACTCTCCCTTGGCGCCGTGTACCATTCCCGGAACCCGTTAAGAATGTAGACTTTGCAGGAGTTAGAAACTATATCGAAATCATCTATGGAATCGCAGCAGCTAACAAGATTGAAGACTCGCTTGAGCTCGAGTTTGAAAAGAACCATTACCACCCTGTGTTGGATTATCTACGGTCGCTCGATTGGGATGGAGTTCCCCGGGTGGATACGCTTCTCAGTCGATACTTCGGAACCGTCGACAACATCTACTCACGGGAGGCAATCCGGAAGACCCTCGTCGGGGCGGTTGCTCGGGTGTTCAATCCCGGGTGTAAGTTCGATCTCGTTCTTACCCTTATCAGTCCAACCCAGGGAACAGGTAAGAGCTCTTTCTTTAAAGCACTCGGCAAAAGATGGTTCAGCGACACGTTCCTCACAGTACAGGGCAAAGACTCCTTCGAGCAACTCCAAGGGACGTGGATAATGGAGATGGCTGAGCTTGCTGGACTTAAGAAAGCAGACATTGAGTCCATCAAGCACTTTATCTCCAAGCAGGAAGACACTTTCCGACCGGCCTATGCAAGAGTCCCTGAGACTTTCCCCCGGCAGTGTGTCTTCGTTGCAACTACCAATGAGAGCACCTTCCTCCGGGATCCTTCGGGAAATAGACGATTTATGCCGATCGACGTGTGGAACAAGAGACTCGTCGACAATGAAGACCTTAAGGACTTCCTCAACAATCCAGATGAGATCGACCAGGTGTGGGCAGAAGCCGTGCACCTTTTCCGTAAGGGAGAGAAGCTCTATCTTAGTCCTCAGGCCGAACGCATCGCTACCGTGGAACAGAACATGCACAGCGAGGTCGATGAGCGCCGGGGCCTTATCGAAGAATACCTCGAGAGGAAGCTTCCTAAAGACTGGGAAGACAAGGATGTGTTTGAGAGGAGGAACTATCTCGAAGATCCTCTCAGCCCTAAGGGCACTGAAACAAGAGACTATGTGTGCATTGCAGAAGTCTGGTGCGAGTGCCTCGGGAAGAATAAAGAGGACATGGACCGTTATAAGACCAGAGAGATCAACGACATTCTCCGAAGTCTTGACGGCTGGGAACAAGCCGGGTCCACGAGAACTTTCAAGATCTACGGTAAACAGAAGTACTATGCAAGAAGGCTTGACTGATGGCACAAGTGGAATCAGAGAAATTGTTAGAGCGTTCGCTGAAGAGAGTCGTAGAAAACGACATGAAAGGGATGTGTATGAAGCTCTTGTCTCAGCACATGACTGGTCTCCCGGATCGCCTATGTTTACTCCCCGGGGGCAAAGTCTTCTTCGTAGAAGTCAAGACCACGGGGAAGAAGCCTCGAAAGATCCAGGACTTTGTCCATCAGAAATTAAGATCCCTTGGATTCCGAGTCTACGTGTTAGACTCGTCCCAGGTGCTCCGTACTATATTAGATGACTACACAGATGGAACAGCAGCTTCTTAAGGAGTCTGATCTGCATCCCTATCAGGTTGCAGCTGTTGAGCACATCCTCAGCCATGACCACTGTGGCCTCTTTCTGGAGATGGGCTTGGGCAAGACCGTTTCTACTCTGACAGCCATTAACCGTCTCATGTATGAAGAGCTTGCTATCTCCAAGGTCCTGGTCATTGCCCCTAAGCGAGTCGCTGAGAGTGTGTGGGATGAAGAGGTGAAGAAATGGGATCACCTCAAACACCTGAGAGTGAGCAAGGTCGTAGGGGATGCTAAAACCCGGCTAAAAGCGCTTCAAACGCCATCAGATATCTATACCATTGGAAGAGACAATGTGGCGTGGTTATGCAAGGAGTATGGAGGTAAGCGCTTACCCTTTGACATGCTCGTGATCGATGAGCTTTCCTCCTTCAAGAACCATAAGTCAATCCGTTTCAAATATCTCCGTATGGTCCAGCCCCAATTCTCCCGAGTAGTGGGATTGACTGGTACGCCTGCTCCTAATGGCCTCATCGATCTGTGGGCCCAGATCTATCTCCTCGACCGAGGCGAACGTCTTGGCAAGTTCATTACACACTATCGGGAAGACTACTTCAAGCCGGGGCGTAGGAACGGAGCCGTGATTTACTCCTATGATCTTCGCAGAGGAGCAGATCAGAAGATCCACGAAAAGATAGGTGACATCTGCATGAGCATGAAAGCCAAGGATTATCTCACGCTCCCTAAGAGGATTACCAACCTCATCAAGGTGCACTTCGACGATAACCTCAAAAAACAATATGAGCAGTTTGAGAAGGACCAGATCACTTCCCTCATAGAAGATGGCGCAGAGATCACAGCTCTGAATGCAGCAGCTCTGTCCAACAAGCTTCTCCAGTTTGCCAATGGAGCAATCTACGATGAGGAGGGCGGCGTGCACCACGTGCACGATCTCAAGATCGAGGCCACCAAGGAACTTCTCGATGATGCCAACGGCAAACCGGTTCTCATAGCTTGGACTTTCCGGCATGACAGGGATAGACTTATGGAAGCCCTTAAGAGCTACCACCCCCGAGATCTCAAGACTGCTAAGGACATAGAAGACTGGAATGCTGGTAAGATCCCCGTACTTCTCATGCACCCTGCATCTGGTGGGCATGGCCTCAACTTGCAATCTGGCGGGCACATCATTATCTGGTTCGGCCAGACATGGTCGCTAGAGCTCGAGCAACAGTTCAATGCCAGACTTGACCGCCAGGGGCAGAAGGAATCCGTAATTGTCAACAAGATCATAACTGACGGAACTATTGACTCTGATGTGATCCGAGCTTTGGCGGGCAAAGAAGGATGCCAAGAGAAGCTCATGGCTGCTGTTAGGGCTAGGATCAAAAAATATACTTCATCAGTATTAGATTAGGTGAAATTATTTTCCATTGTTGGGATTTATTCCTATATTTGGATCAACAAAAAGGATAAGGTATGAAACTCAAAACCGGTGATACAATTCGGGAAGACGACGGCATTGTTACCCTCGTCTACAAGGTAGTAAAAGTCGACCATAACAAGGCCATCGCTATTTCCGAGTTCGAAGGGAAGACATACCCTATGGCTTACAAAGCTCACTATCGTAACCCGGACAACATAAGGCCTTTGAAGAGTACCAAAGGCATCAACGACCTTACGACCCGCAAACTCGTAAAAGAATAAGATATGGCGAACATTTTGGAAAAAGCTAATGAAATCGTAAACCTCCGCTCGGAAGAGAAGGCTAGGCAATATGGTCCTTTCATTGCCTGCAATGCCAAGGCCGCTAGGATTGCCTCAGAACTCTCCGGCAAGGAGATCACGACGAAGGACATCTACTACTTCCAGATAGCTCTCAAGCTAGCTCGGGAGGCCTATGCACACAAGGAGGACAACCTCCTTGACGCCGCTGCTTACATCGGCGCTCTCAACAACTTCCACGAAGGAATTGAGCCCGGCATCCCGGAGGAGGAACTGGCATGAATACCAAAAACTTCAAACCCTTTCTCCCCACTTGGGACGAGGTCTTCAGCAAGCAACGCGAACTGAAGTTCAAATACGAGCCGGAAGCCCAGGAGCTCTTTGCTAACTTTGACATCGACTGCTTCGAGGACCAGGAGTTGTTCAAAAAGTATTGTTGGAGGATCACAGAAGAGCTTGCTGAGGCTGAAGAAGCCTATTACTTCGCTGAGAAATTCCATGGCGATCACGTCCTGGAAGAACTCATCGACGCTTTCAACTTCTCCCTTGAGCTGATGCTCCTCTACGGATGGAAAACACCGTTCAGTGAGTTCCCTTCTACGAATCGTCTCGTCCAGCCTCGCAGGGAGTTTGCTATCCAAGTCAACATGGTGACTTACACTCTTGGCATCACAGCCAATTGCTTGAAGAACAGACAGTGGCGTAGGTCTCAGTATCTCACTGATCTTCTCGTCTTTGAAGAGAGGCTCAAGACCTTCTTTGGCACTCTGTATCAGTACCTCGTTGAGTGGTTCGGCTCTGAGGAAGGACTCCTCAAAGCTTGGTCACTTAAGTATCAGGTAAACTTGTTTCGCATTCAAACCAACTACTAATATGGCACGTATTTTCAAAGACTGCTTAGAAATGATCCAGGAGATCGACAGAGAGTTGAAAGTCTCCGGCATCACAGTCCCTGTGAAGCACTACCAAAACCAGGAGCTCACTGGCGAAAACCAGAACACCAAGGAGCTCATCGGTGTCAACTTCGTCATCTCCAAACCTTGGCTGAAGAAGAGGGAAATGCTGGACTTCATGTTCAAGGGTGAAGCTGACCAGATCGAGAAATATTGCCAGCAGGAGTATTTCGATCGTATTGATCGGTCAGGACTCAACCCGGGTAACTCTTATAAGATCCGCATGGACCTCTGGCAGAAGCTCATGAGCAAGAAGGATGGCGCCAAGTTCGACTACACCTACTCTGAGCGTATCAACTATTCTTCTCAGCTCGATAATGCTATCGCAGCCCTGAAGGACGATGAGAACACTCGGCGGGCAATGATTATGATCTTCCGCCCCGAGGACACTAATGAGTCCTCTGGTTTCCAGACCCGGATCCCTTGTTCCATCTCCTACCAGTTCCTCATCAGGAACAACAAGCTCATGGTCATCTACTACATCCGTAGTAATGACTACTTCAAGCACTTCCCGATTGATATCTGGCTTACGCAGGCGATGCAGATGTATATTTGCGACCAGCTTCAGGACGTCTACCCCGGATTGAAAGTCGGGTCGCTTAACTACTATGCCGGCAGTCTCCATGCCTACAATGAGGATCTTTCTCGCTGGGTGATTTTCTAATGGCTAAAGAAGCAGAATGCAAAGGATCTTATAGGGGCAAGATTGTCAACGTAGAGAAGAAGCCCTACCATATCTTGGGCGTAATCCAGGACCCGGCTTATCCTAAGCACTTCCTCAACAGGTTCAAGATACAGAGGGATCACGCAGTCTTACACGGCACTGCTCCTTGGTTCCTCGCCTACAAAGACAATCCGGAGCTTCTCCTCAACGACGCCATCGACGAGATCAAAGTCATTCTCAAGCTACAAGAAACATCAGCCGCCCAAATCGACCTCATCAAATATACGAATGGCCCAATCACTAAGATCATTCTTCCCGCAGTAGGAGACTGGATCCATGAAAAAGAGGGAACCGAAAGACCTTATGAGCCACTCCCCGACACAGTTAAATCAGTTCAATCTAATTACAAAGCGTATTATGTCTACAAAGAAAGGTTCGGCCCAAAAAACGAAAACGGTCGTTGACCCGCCCGTTCAGCTCCCCATCTGGGATATACTTGAGCATCCCATCTTCGAAGAGAAACTCACTGCTGAGATGCAGCTCCTTAAGCACATCGGTGAGAACTACGACTCTCTTAAGAAGCAGGTCGAGGAGCAGTACAAGAGAGATCTCGAGACTCTGGAGATGGCTAAAGATCCCCAACTCAAGGAGCTTCTCAAGGACTTTCCCAAGCCCGATGATTTCACCGTAAAATATGTGGAAGTCTTCACTAAGAAGTCTCGTCTTTCCCACCACAAGCGGGAAGTCATCGAGAAGATCTTCAGTCAGCTCGTAAAGAGCACTGCTATCGATATCATCAACAGCAAAAAAGAAAAAGACTCATGTGCGGAATCATCATCACCCGAAGACCAAAGCAAGTTGACGAGCTAAGGCACCGGGGAATCGCCTGTAACTACATCAACCGGTTTGGCTTCAGGATTGCCCATCACTGGCTTCCGATCCAAACCCGGATTGGTGAAGATGAAGCTCAGCCCTTCGAGTACAAGGATGGGAGCATCCTTCTCTTCAATGGCGAGATTTTCAACTATCCGAGCAAGTATAAGAGCGACGCTGAGTATCTCAAGGACCTCTTCGGCTCTGAGAGCATACAGGATATCGCTAAGGAGGCGAACAAGTGGGATGGGTTCTGGTCCATCGTCTTCATCACTCCTTCAGGGGTCATGTATTGCTTCACTGATCCTCTCGGTAAGAAGCAGCTCTACTACAATGAGCACGGCGAGATCTGCTCTGAGATCCGCCCCCTCATGACAGAAGAGAACATCCCGGATCCCCTCTTCAAGAGCTCAGTCCTCAAGTGGGGCTACAATCGGGATGACAGAACCCCTTGGAAAGGCATCCGCCGCATTCTTCCCAACAAGATGTACGTCTTCGCCTCGGGCAAACTCATGGACGTCTGGCCGGGCGAGTATTACAACTGGGAAGAAAGACCGGAGACACGGGATCTCATGGAAGCTCTCTACACCGCAGTTGACCGGCGACTCATCTCCAAAGATGAGAAGATCGCTGCTCTGGTATCTGGGGGCTTGGACTCTTCCATCATTGCTTGCATTCTCAGTGATCTCGGCCACCCCGTGTCATACTACACTACTAGTAACCTTGAGGACATTGATTTTGTAGTTGAGCTTGGACTCCAGTTCGGCTTTGTCCCTCAGGTCATTCCCTATGACATGGCTTCCCCCGGCTTCATTGAAAGTCTCAAGTGGAATGAAACCCCGATCGACTTAGGCTCTGTGGTCCCTGAGCACAAGCTTCTTTCCGGTGTGAAGGAGAAGATCGTCCTCACAGGCGACGGAGCCGATGAGCTCTTCGGAGGCTATCGCAGAATAGATCAGTATGACTCTCAGTATTCTGACATTTTTGAGGAGTTGACCTACTATCATCTGCCCCGCCTCGATCGTGCATCTATGAGGTACACAATCGAAATGCGCAACCCCTTCCTTGCACACGACGTGGTCAAGATCGCACTGGCGACCCCGCTAGAGGAACGCACTCACAAGAAGATCCTCAAGGATATGTTCCGCGGTCTGATCCCTGATGCTATCATCGATCGGCCTAAGCTTCCCCTCAAGAACAACGAGATCCGGGAAGATCCTTTCGGCTACCGTAAGAAACTCGTAGAAACATTTTATAAACAATACTCCTTATGAAATTCTGCAAAATTAGAGATGTAAAAACTCCCGTACGGGGGACCCCTCTGTCTGCTGGCATTGACTTCTTCGTCCCGAATGACTTCCCGGGGACTCACTACCTCATCCCGGGTGATGCCATCAACATCCCCTCAGGTATCAAAGCCAAGGTGCCCGAAGGCTATGCCCTGATCTTCTTCAACAAGTCTGGGGTGGCCGTCAAGAAAGATCTCCAGGTCGGCGCATGCGTGGTCGATGAAGACTACCAGGGCGAGATCCACCTCCACGTGAGGAACATCGGCACGGGGGTTCAGACTATCACCCCGGGGGAGAAGTTGGCTCAGGCCCTTCTCATCCCTGTAATCTATGAGGGCTTAGAAGAAGTCCTCGACCCCCTTGATCTTTTCCCCGAGAAGTCGGAGAGAGGCGAAGGGGGGTTCGGTTCTACTGGGACCGCGTAGTTCCTTTTTCCATTTGTCCGCAGGGGGAGTCTTAGAAATAGGGCTTCCCCGTTTTTGTACTGACACAGCATTACATTCTGGTGAAAAATTTTCACATGTTGGTGGGATTAGTTATATTTGTGATAACAAACACAAGGACAAATGAAAGAATTAAAAACACTCCGCCGGAACCTCTCCGGCAAATCAAAGCTTCTTCTCCTCCTGTTCTTCCTTATGGCAGTAGGCCTTCTCACTTTCCTTACTTCTCCCTTCCTTCTTATTTGGGTTAGCTGGAGCTTGGCATGGAGAGTCGGGGCAACCGGGCTTGTCTCAACGATCATTCTCTTCGCAGCCTGGTGGTTCCTCTACAACACCTACTACACGACCATAGACGCTATCCGCCATGAGTAAGAAGAAGACCAAGGCCCAGATCATCGAAGGCAATACCCGCCAGAGATACGATCGCAAGAGCAAAATCCCTCGTGAACAACTCTCTGAACTCTGCCGGAACTACCTTGAGAAGAAAGAGCTTTTCCGCTGGTTCATCGAAAAATACTTCGGGCCTCAGAAATATCTGGAACTCTGGGAGCTTGCCGAACAAGACAAGGAAGACGCTCTCCGCACCGAACTTAATACGATTTGGTTCGAACTCCCGGACAGCATTTTCAACATTCAGGTATGCCCTTCGGGGTGGAACTCATTCATAGCACTAATCGAAGAATAAAATGAAGAAAGTAATCATCAACGACAAAGAGGTCACAGTTCACGACCAATTCGAGTATTTCCAGCCCAACGATCACATTGACGGTGATTGCGTCATCAGAGCTCTTTGCAAAGCCACTGGCTGGTCCTGGAAGAAGGCTTACGTATTCGCTTTCCTCTCCACCATTAAGGAGCAATACATGCCGAACATTAAGGAAGGCGAGCGGATCCTCTATAAGAAGCTTGGCTACAAATGGCATGCCCACAACAATCGCAAGCAAAGACCTTCTGTCATAGAGTTTGCCAAAGCTCATCCTACAGGGACTTACGTCCTTCAGCTCTCTAAACACCACGTGTGTGTCTCTGGCGGTTCCTACCATGACATTTGGGATTGCGGGAGCCGAAAGATCTACGGCTACTACGAGAAACCCGAAGAAACTGAATAGACATGACAACTACTAATCCTATTGATTTATTCCAGAGTATCCTGGAGTTATACAAAAACCTACTGACAGACCGGGCAAAAGAAAGAGCTGAGACGGAGGACTTCATCGGTGCTGGCCTTGATGTTGCTCGGGCTGAGGCAATTGCTGACATAGAGTCCCTTATAGACTGCTATGCTAAACTCAACCAAGCTACACCAAAAAACAATGAGGAAGAAGTAGCATGGAAAGTTGCAGAAGAAGATATCCCCGGCCCAGTCGTATGGCTTTTTGAGGGAAAAGCATTCATTGCTAATGTGGTTCATAGGGGCGATCTATATTTACCCTTACCGAAAGGAACTTCAACCCAGTTTTCGAGTCTTCCCCGCTGGTATAAAACAAAAGAGAGACACGTTCCATCTGATGAACTTGCATATACGCCAGCCTTAGAGACAGAGGGCCCAGGTAAACCCATCTTTGTCTTTTACAAAGGCTATAAGATCGATCTCGATGAAGTGTTCAATGGCCTTTCTAAAGTGGAGGATTAGTCATGCCGATCGTATCTAAACAGAAAGTACTGGATGAGATCCAGTTGGAAATGGAAGCTTCCATGAACTTCTATGATCCGGAAACTGTACGAGATATCTGTAATTCTATCAGAGCCAGAGTCACTGATCTTCCCGAAGCTGATGATCGAGACATTTTCTCTAGGGTCATCACTCATCCTGTATTTAAGAAGATGAGAGAAGCTCTTGCTAAGCTTTGCCGGACTGTAAGAGGATATGCTCGTCAGGAGGTACTTCGATCGGTCTTATTCAAGACAATCCAAGAGGAAATTCTAAAACGATAGAGATATGAGCAAAACACTAATGATTGTTGCGTTGGTTATCATCGCTATTTCGATTATTAATTTATGGAGCGTCCCACCAACTAAATCCAAGAGGAAATTCTAAAACGATAGAGATATGAGTCAAAAAACACAAGAATTGTACGAGGTCCTCACGGGGCAATACGGCCCGATATTAGAACCTATCGAAATTTGGGCTTGCATCAATGCGCTCGGCGCAAAACTCTCCAAAGATGGCAACCAGTGGTGTTTCCTCTGGGGAGATGACATTCAAAACGGTGTGGCCGGATTCGGTGTCACAATCCCCGAGGCCGCAGTGGATTTCTATAACAATGTGCGCTCTGAAAAAGTAGTGCAGCCTGTACCACCCCGGGAAACAAACAAGATGCTCGTCGAAGACACGAGCGACACCAACTTGCTTGATATGCTCTTGGAAGCTATCAATTATGCTTACATGCAACTTGATGGAAAGTATGGTAGCCTCTCCTATGTTGTCTCTGATAAGGTGAAGTACATTGAGCGCGTTCGTGCCGAAAAGAATGAGCAGAAGAAACGCGAGGAGTGTGATCTCAAATCCTCTGAGGCCAAATCGGAAACAGACCTGAAGAAGGAAATTCACAAGGAGGTGATGAAACTCCGCACCGCCCCGTGTTACGAAGAAGTGCTCGGCATTTGCCGAGCACTTCTATAATTTTAATCCCAAACACAAATAGTTATGAAGAAAAGAATCAACAGCATTTCCGAACTGAAACCGGGTGATGTGATCTGGTCGATTGATCGAGGAACCGCCCGCCCCATCATCCTGGAGTATCTGTGCGCCCTGCCGCACAACAATAACTACTCCATCTTCATCAACGAGTTCAAGGAGCCGGTGAGGTACTACAACGAAGAGTTCAACAGCACGAAACCTCACAACACGAAGGAGTGGTTCGCGTACGACGGCAGCGGGGAATGTTGGGACGAGATCAACGCGGCCCGGATTGCTCGCCACAAAGAGCTGATCAAGCAGTGTAACTACAATCCGGCCCGCTATCACCAAAGAGGAAGCAGCGAAACGGATCACTGAGTGTGCGATGAACAACCTCGACAAGCTCACTCACGGCGACACAAAAGAGGTGCTGGCCGAAATTAACAAGTTACTCTAAAAGACCAAGAGAAATGAACATCGTAAAAATCTTTTATGACACCGAAACTACGGGTGACAATCCGAACAAGCACTCGCTCCATCAAGTAGCAGGCCTTGTGGAAGTGAACGATGAAGTCGTTGAGCGCTTCGACATCCGGTCCCGACCGCACCCTAAGGCAATCCTGGATCCGACGGCACTAAGCATGTGCCAAGTAACCCCAGAAGAGCTGATGGCCTATCCTCCTATGGAGGAAGCCCAGAAAGAATTCTGCAAGCTCGTGGGCAAGTATGTTGATCGTTACGATCGCAGATCAAAGGCCTATCTCGTTGGCTACAACAACAGAGAATTCGACGACCGATTCTTGCGCATGTGGTTTAACCTTTGCGGAGATGCCTTCTTCGGGTCTTGGTTCTGGTGTGACACCAGAGATGCTATGGTCCTTGCCTCTGAGTACCTCGAGCCGAGACGTACCTCCATGAGCAACTTCCAGCTCGCTACGGTTGCCAGAACACTCGGGATCGTGGTAGACGATACCAAACTCCACGACGCAACTTATGACTCTGAACTCACCAGAGAAATCTATCGCATCGTCACAGGACGACAAATCGAAATATAGCTATGCCGAAAAGAACACGTAACCGCATCCTTTTCCCTGTGTGGGAACTCGAGCACCGGTATCACATCAAGAAAGAGGAAATCCCTGACTGCATGGAGCTTCTCGATGATGGGATCCAGGTCGCTGTCTACCTCACCGAGGAGCAAGCCAAAGAGAGGGAAGGACAACTCTTCCCCCGGTGCCCAGTCACTGACGCTTTTTGCGTCTGGGACACAGACTGGCCCGACCTCTTTGATCTCCTTTAATTCCTCACTTTTAACCCTAGGTCTATAATCTATAAGGCCTAGGGTTAAAAGTGAAAAATAGAGGGGTTTTAGCCTTGGTTTTGAGTGGGTCTTATTTCTTCTTTGAAGAGGTCTTTCCCCTATAACCAGAGGCATAGATAGCCCGGCCCTGTGCTTCGGCCTGAGACTTGGTGGGGTAGACCTTTCCGGTACTGCCCCATTGATAACCACCGGGGACTTTATGAACTGGCATATCAGAGTGAGTTTTACTGATTTACGACAATGTGTTCTACCCCTAGGATCTCCGTGTGGATGTTCTTACTGATCACGTCGACCTGTCGGGATTTGATAGCCTTAGTCTTCCACAGGAACCCGAGGAATCTCTTATATTCTACCGTCTCGGCGACCACGAGGGAATCCCTGTTACGGAGCGTGCCTGTGAAGAGATCTTTGGTGAGAAGACCATCAAAGTCATACCACGCATCCCCGCAGTGTACTTTAACTGCAGGAGTGACGATAGAATCTTTCACGATGATGGTCGTGTCCTTAGGAATGGAAGAAAGGGCGATGATAGTTTCAGACTGAGTTTTGTTGACAGACAAAAGACTCTGGTTCCTCTTCATGAGGGACTCGATCATTGCTGCATCCTCAGACCTGAAACGACGAAACTCCTTGAGTGTAAGCTCCAAAGTCTCAACCCGTGCAGCACTGAGGGAGTCCTTGGTCTTGTAGAATTTCACTTCGGAGAGAAGAGCTTCAGTGTTGCTGCGATACCGATCCCTCTCAGACTTGAGCCGATCTATGGTTCGATCAGCCCACACAAAAGCTATAGCAGCCGCCAAGATGGCAACTGCTATGGCAATGTAGTTCGCGTACTTAGACTTGACCATAAGAACTAGCCGCCGATGTGAGTCGAGTCGGTCGAGTTGTAGGTCCAGCCACTGGCAGAGTGGTCATAGGAGACCGTCTCCACAGTGGCGGCATCAGTGTAGGTCAGGCAGAGACCGCCGTTCTCTGCATCCTTGTACGACACCACGTAGAGGTGGTGTGCGGTACCCGTCTTCTTGGCGACCTTGTCACCAACGTTGAGGGCGTCGAGCTGCTCGTCAGACAGAGCGGTGATGTCACTGACTTCGAGAGGAACGGAGGCTCCGGCGACTTCCGCCAGAATCAGAGCCAGCGCTCCGCTGATGTCAACCTCATTACCCTGCCCAGCGATCTTCTCATCAATCAAAGCTTTGATTTCTTCTTTGCTCATAGAGTTGAGATTTTAAAGGTTAATATAAATTTTCCCCTTAGTTTTTAGTGGGGCTTTTTCTTTCTGCTTCGCACACAGCTATCGGGAATTCTGCCTTCACGTCGAAACAAGGACAAGCCTTGATGTACTCGCTGGGCTCGACCTCCCCGTCTCCATCAAGGTCGGGGGACGCGTCACGATGCCCGATGATCTCCTTGATGTCGTAAAGCTCGAACAAGTTCCACACAAGATCGTTGAGAGCGATGCGTTGTGCTTTCGTGCGTGTGTCCTTCGGCTTCCCTTTTGCGTCAAGACCACCAACATAGCAAATGCCGACGGAATGCTTGTTGTAGGGTTTCCCGGAAAGCCCTACCGTATTGCAGTGCGCTCCGTCCATCGTAAGCGGTCGGCCGACCTCAACCGTACCGTCCAAATCAATTACGTAATTGTAACCGATACATTTAAATCCACGCTTTTTGTGTTCCCTCTCAATATCGGCGGCCTTTATATCCTTTCCCTCGGGCGTCGCGGAACAATGGATTACGATTGCGTCAATATCTTCTTTTTTCATTGTGCGTCCTCTTTTTTTGCATCCTCAAACGTCATTCCCAATTGGTCCTCAACTTTCAATCGCATAAACTTGCGCAACCAACGGAACAATGGATGGTCCGAAATAACGGCGGCGTTTTCGAGAAACGACCAAAATTCCACCCCGCAACAAAACGCCGTGAACCAATTTGCAAACCGCAATCGGGTTTCTTCCGCAATCGTTTGGTCCAACATTTCGGCAAGTACAATACCAATCAAGATAAACACAACCTTATAGATTGTGCGCCACGCCTTGACCGATTCAAAAGCGAACCGCCGCCCCGCCCTTTTTGCAAGGACGGCGGATTTTATAACGCCGGTCACGAAATCCATTGTTTCGAACAAAACAACAGTTACGAACAAAGGAAACAAGTTGTCGCAAATCAAGGCGGCTAAACTTGCAAATACACCGGCAAACATTTTGTTTGGATAAAAGTTAAAATAGTTACACATAGCGTATTCGTTTATATGCTAACAATTGACATTTCATCCATAATTCCCAACACTTTTTCCATATCAATTATGGAAAGGCATACGAAATTACCGGCCGGATAATCGGCCCCATTACGAACAAGTCCGGAATATCCCGTACTCCCCTTGCAAGAATTGTATATTACAAGTTTCCCGTCTATAACTTTCGCAAACGGGCGATAACTTGCACTGAAAAGCGGGTATTCAAAGAACACAAAATTTTCAACGCCGAAATCTTTCTTTGCAATAAATAATTCCATAGATGCGTTTATCCCATTGCTTGTCCCGCCCGCAATTAGATACACGTCACCGTTATATTCGAACAACCCGCCGTGCCATATATTTGCAAGGCCCTCAATAGACGCGTGTCCTATTTCCGAATATTCCCCGTCAATAGTTGCGCTCTCAATGATTTTTAGATTGTAGGTTTCCGCATATCCGCCCGCTTCAACAAGGTAAATTCGATGTTTATTGTTTACGAAAAGATACATTGGGCAAAGGTCGTCGCCGGAATCGTTTGACCCATATATCATTTGCTTTGCAGACCAATTCAACCCGTCGGATGATTTTGACACATAAATTGCGGTACGATAACCCGTTTGCGACGATGCCCTTGTGCGCCAAAAACAATATAAATATCCATTGTAATAAACAAGTTCCGGGTCGGAATTATATCCACCCGTCGGTGTCGGGTCAATCGGGTTGTTTGCAATCGCAGTAAATCCGGTTGTCGGGAACACCCCGTCTGCAACGTCCGCAAAAAAGATACACGGATTTTCGTATGGTTCCCCACCGCCTTGGAGCGACTGCGGATAGGGCGAAGCGGCCATCCAAAAATTATGTCCGCCAAATCCGCCGGGAATGTATGCGAAACTTGGATGCACAATATCTTTTATTCCATCCGGAACGCCGCCCGTGTTTGGCAATTCAACAAGCGCGGTTTGGTTTATTTGGTTGGCATACCAATATTTGCTTTGCAATTTGTCAATTCGTGCCATATTATTCCATATTTATCGTTTTCTTGTTGCCGTTCTTGTCATAGAAATACAAAACTCCATCTTCCACAAATAACGCGCTCTTTCCCTTTGTCGGTGTGCGGAAATTCTCGTTCAAATAAAGTATTTCAGTTTCTGCGACCAATGATTTAATTTTACTAAAATAAACACGGGCCATTCGGCACACCGAACGAAATGCAGAAACGGCAAGTTGCCCAATGCTTGCATCGTCAATTTTACCAACATTCGTTTCAAAATTCGGTAATGGATTTACAACCGAATTATCAACTATTTCAATCGCATTATACGTCGCGTTAAATTCCGCATTTATAATTTCTATCCGCAAGTCCGAAACCGCAACAACCTTGTCAACTTGGCTATTTGCGTATTGGTCTTGCGATGATATTGTTATCGCAGCGCGAAAAGAATTATACGGCCACGCGCCAATATCCCCAATTTGTCCGCTAACGGAGAAATCCGTCCACGTTTCATTTTGAATTGGATTGTAAACGTGAAATTGTTCTACGTCCGCCGCCGTCGGGTATTTACCCTCTTTCATCCAATAGAACGTAAGCGGAATTGTAGAACCGGAATATGGAGAATCCCCCTTACTTACATACACTTTTCCGCTGAACCGAATTAAGTCCGCGCCGGAAAAGTTTTCACGCAATGCCGTACTTATTTTTAAGTTTAGTGACGGATTGTATTTTGATGCGTATTTACGATGTTCGTAGATGTATTTCCCAAGTACGGAATCGAAAACGATTCTACCAACGCCGCCGTTTTCCTCCGTTTCAATATGAACCGGCGCGTCCTTATCCAACAATTTCAGCGAAGAAAATGGATATGATAGCAAAATGTCCCCGGAATAGAACACCTTGTATGCTTTCCTGTGGTTGCAGACCATCGAAAAAGCGAACGGGTGCGCGTCCCGGTTAAACACATTATCGGAAAAATAATATGTCGCGTTCGCACTTAATGAAACATTTAACGATTGGATAATTGCCGTATTGAAACGAACAAAACAATATTTATCCCCATTAAAAAGCAAATATGCGGCTTTCGGGGCGTCCGTATCAATTTCGAATATTTTGTCCGCCCCTTGTTGAATCCGAAAATCAAACCGTCCATTTTCATATTTGGCCGTTCGTATTTGCAAATTATCCGAAACCGCATATCCGTAAATGAATATTTCGTCAATCAAAAGCGACAACGCGTTTTTTCCCGCACTAAAATTAACTAAATCGGAAAACACGTTTGCCGCGTTCTCTCTCGCCCTCTCCGGATTCATTGGTGTAGCCGAAACCACCTTATCGCTTCGAATAACCGCAACATTCGCGCCCGTGTTAATCAAACTTGAAACATTCGCCGGATTATATTTAATATAAATAATTTCCACGCCCCCCGATTGCCCCTTTAAAAAATGCCAATTATCCGGCGTATCAATCAATGCGGCGTCGTCCGCGATGATTACGCCGTTTTTCTTGATTGACGCGCGGGTTGCTGAAACTTGGTACAGGGAATATTGTTGTTTCGGGTCGCCATTTATAATAATTATATCTTCAATAAACCCGAATTGTGACACGTCAAACGTGCTTTTTGCAATATCGAAAACAACATTGTCGCGCTTCGAAATTGCAATTTCTTGTTCTGCAACTTTATTTGCGGGCGCGGCTCCGGTGTTTTCCTTTTCCCAAGACCCGTTCCATTTGAATATGGCAATTTCCCCGTCAAGAACCAACAACCCGTTGAAATTACTATACGTTCCGGGCGTACTCGCAATATAAAACACGTTTTGGTCCGGCGTTCCGGGGTTCGTTGCGGGGGTTGCAACACCAATGAATTGGAACCCCGCGCCGAGCGAATTAATCATTGCCAACAACGCGGATTGCAAAATATCGCCCGTAATTTCGTTATTGCCGTTGGCCTTAATAACATCTTCAATCGCGGCCTTTAATACTGAATAATTCCCTGCCATAATATTGTTATTGTTGGTTGTTGAAATCGTTGTTGAAATCTGCGTTGAAATCGCCGCGTTGCGCCTTAATGTAGCCCAAACCAATCTTCTTTGCAACGGTCGCGGTTTCAAACTCGGCGTCAACGCTTGCAACGTCGCCGTTATCTTCCCATTCCGGGGTAATTAAGAACGTGTCAAGACTATACGTTTGGCCATTCTTGGTAATTTCCGCGTAATCGGCCATCCGTATAAACCGCATAACGTCCAACAGATATTCGGACGCAAGGAACGAAAATCGGTAAACCTTTTCCGAAATCTGTTTAATCGGGTAAAAGTAACCGTCCCGTTTCTCGCCCTCTTCTTCAAATTGATATTGCGGTTTTGCAATATCGGCGTCCAAGTACAACACGTTCTTAAACGCGGGGTTCGTGTAAACAATGGTCCCGGCGTCCATCGTCGCATCCTCAATATCCCACCACTCAATTTTAAGATAGCCGGAAATATCGTTTACGACCGTGAACACCTCGGAATAATACGTGGTCGAATTGACGATAAGCCGCAAGTAATAACGCCCGTTTTCCATTTGCGTAAACGCCGGGAAATTCCCGGGATAAACGATAACGTCATAACCAAGCGTGGCAAATTGTTTATACGTCAACCCGGAATCAAGCAATTTTTGCTTGCAATTTTCGATTTGCTCGCCCGTGTTGGCGTCGTGAATGTAGATATTCCCAAACGTTACGGATTGTTGGTGCGGGATTAACATTTGGAACGGCAAGATAAACCCGGCCGGTGTAAACAAAGGATAAACCCGGTTATACACCCACCATTTGCGGGCGTTTTGTTGGTCTATTGACGTGTACCACGGCAACACGCTTAAATTGTTATTCGGTGTCATATATCAACGTTGTTTGGGCGTTCCGACTTGACAAATTTACGGACATTTTTTGAATTGTACCATTCCCGATATGCGTTTTAATTAACTGCAACGTATTCGGGTCGTTAAACGCTGGGAATTTTAACGTTTGCGTCTTTAATTTCTTTATTCCCAACGCCTGTTCCTGTATGCCGTTATATTTGAAATATCGGGCGGGCATATCGTAAAAATAATATTGTTGCAACCATATAAACGCCGCGTATGCGTTTTGTAAGATATGGTCCGAACCATTCAAAACGAAATTAACGTACGGCAATTTATATTTTGCGCTGCGCAAGATTGATAATTTTACCTCCTTTACGGATAGGACATTCCCGCCGCCTTTTCCCAAATAAAGGTATTGCGTATTTCTTGGCAACGTTATTTCAAGTGTTTCACTTTGAAGATAGCCAAGACTCGCGCCGGTATCATCGTAAATCGTTGCGCCGCCACTTGCAAACGCATCCATATTTGTTGCCGACACTTTTACTTTTTCGCCGGAAAAAAAGTCTGAATAAATATAATTCCTATATACTGAACCCGGCGTTGTTTCAACTGTATTTTCCAACAATACCCCTACACCACACAACAACACGAAACCATCTTGCGAAATTTCGGACGGATTCAACAAGATATAATCAACGTCGGACGCGAATTGCGCCACGTCAATTTGTTCGATATTGTCCGGGTTGACATACTTGGAAACAATATCAATCGGGTTGCCCTCAAACAATTGCGTAACGTCGTCCATCCAAGCGAATTGATACCGGGCCGCCATTTCCGGTTTGTTGAATTTGAATTGCGACGTTCCGTCGGCCAACGCCTTGCCGGTGCGCGGGACCCTCTCAACCGTCAAATCCCGACCGACAACAGGCGTCCCCGTGTACGTGCCGCCACGCCGGAAAAATTCTATATGCTCAATCCGGAACCGGTTTTGGTCGTCAATAAACCAATAACACCGGTAACAATCGCGCAACATATCCAAAACACGCTTCAACGTTATTGGGGCCTT